GAAGCAATTGACGCAGGATTATATGATCCAAGTGGTTATGCTCCTGATTGGAATACAGATCCAGAGAAAGCGGCAGTGGCATACACAGAATACACTTACTTGGTAAACTGGTCAATGTGGGATATGAGTGTATACTGGGATGGCGGCTCTCTAAGTCCTGAATGGGACGACAGTTTAAAAACACCGGCAGGTATGTTAGCAAATAACCCATTAGGTTATGCATTGTTCAATACATACTTTGCTCCAGTGTTGAGCAAACCAGATTTTGCCACAATAGAAAGTATCTTTGGCGAAAATGACACAGGCGTGTCGGGATATGTTGTAGACGTATTATCAGAAGGTTCACCGGAAATACCAGCAATACCAGCAATACCAGGAAATTCGCAATTGTCTCCTACAAATCCAAATGCTCGTATGTTACCAATTACAGGTGCAGGACAAACAGGTATTGCATTGTATGATGATGACACTGAAGTTGCATCAAACATTATCGTACTTGACGAAGATGCAGTTCCGACCAATGACGGTGATGTTTTAATCTTTAGAAAGACAACTTCAGATGGTAGCTTTATTGCAGATCCTGAAAGTTACGATAGTGCTATCGATGGTGGCAATTTAGCTTACAGCAATGCAACTGGATTGCGCTCAGAAGATATTAACATTGATGGCGACGGATTTGTAACACCTACAACATCAAAAGGTCCAGAAGAGGTTGTTCCGGGACAAGTAATGGACACATTAGATATCCAAGTATTTGAAAAGCCAATGGGCGGAGCAAGTCAAATTACTTCCTTAAATTATATTGGTAACGGTGTTACTAAAGTATTTAATATTGGATCAACTCCAGGAAAGAAAGAAAACTTATTTGTTAAGGTTGGCAATCAGCTAAAAACTAATAACGATTTTGCTATTGATTTTGTACGTAAAGAAATTGTGTTTAACACTGCGCCAATCGACGGCAGCAGAGTTAACATAGTTAATGTTGGGTTGTCGGCAGCTAGTATATTAGACATTGACAACTATATCGGCGACGGAGCAACTAATGATTTCTTAACAAATGCACGTTGGGAAGATAATGCAACAGCATATGTAACAGTAGACGGAGTTACAACTGAAGTCGCACTGATTAAATCCGACGAGTCTTATGCATATCCAAATAACTTTATCATCTCGTTTCCAGTTACTCCACGAGCAGGTGCAAACATTAGAGTACTGTTAGCTGTTGGCGGCATAGATGTACTTGAACAGTACAGTCAAGTAACTGTAGATACACTTACAGCTGACGGCAGCACTATGCAGTTTGATTTAACATCTGCGCCGTTTGAACAACAGCCGGAAAGTGCGTATACCTTAGTTAAGGTTAATAATAGAATACTTAGCCCGGGCTATAGTGAACGCTTTGAAGTTACTAATAGTAGACAATACCAATTAGATTTAACACAAATTCCTGTCGGTGCTGCTAATGCTTACGATCTTGCTGTTTACCTAAATGGAACGGAAATAGAATATATTCAGTCTTGGACATACGAAGGTGCTGGAATTTTTGATTCAACAGTTGATCCACAATCACAACCGGGCAGTACAATTACACTTGAAGCAGGTATCGGCGACCCGGGCGATGTACTAACTGTCTTTGTTTTAACAGACGGTGAGTATAGAATGGGATATTACGAAAGCGATAACACTTATGTTAAAACACCGGGCGTGTTGCATTTAGATAGTGCATATAGTGAAGGTGATGTTATTACAGTGTATCAATTTAGTAATCACAATAGTCAAGGATTTGAACGTCAAGTTATTACAGTAGAAGAAAAAACTGAATTAACTATCGGAACTCCTCAGTACTATAAGTATAACTGGGTGAAACAAGGATACATTAAACTACGTAAGCCTGCTATTGATGCACAATATGTGTGGGTAATTTTAAATGGCGAACTTTTATCACCAAACATTGAATACACTGTAACTGGTACTAACGATTATGTAAGATTGCAACAGCAGCCAAATGAAGGTGATGTTATTCAAATACTTCACTTTGGTAACAGTGTAGTTACTAACAAGTTTGGATTTAGAATCTTTAAAGATATCTTAAATCGTGTACACTATAAGCGTCTTGAAGAATTATACGAACTTGCACAACCTTTAAATTGGTATGACACTTCTATTCATGTTGTTGATGCTAGTGATTTACCGAATCCAGAGTATAACACAAAATATCCAGGCGTTATTTTTATCGAAGGTGAAAGAATCGAATACTTTGGCAGAAATGACAATGAATTATTACAACTTCGTAGAGGAACACTAGGTACAGGAGTTAAGGAAACTTATGCAACAGGTAGTAAGTTTATGGAGCAAGGTAGAGCAACTACTATTCCGTACAAGGATACTACTAATAATATTTCTGTAACAGCAGGTGGATATAGTTTAGGTTCAACACTTTACGAAAACAGTATTAATGTAACAGTTACAAATATCGAATACGATTTTAATAACAACACTGCGTTTCCTTTAGGAGGCCAAGTGTGTACAGTGACTGGAACAGGATTTACTGATCGTGCTGAAATTTATGTTGGCGAAACACAAGTAACAACTACGTTTGTATCAGAAACTGAACTAACATTTATTACTCCTGCACTACCTGTAGGAGCATATGATTTAATTGTTGTAAATCCGTTTACAAACGTTCCGATTGACACGCCACAAACAAGCTATGTTGCTAATGGCGCGATTAAGTATGTACAAGTACTTCTACCGTTTGCTCCAATTCCAAATCCTGCAAGTGCAGTAGGATGGTATAAAGATACAATTCCAGAAGAGTATTGGGAAGCACAAGACATCGAAGTGATTGTTGCAGGACGTAGATTGCGTAAGACACCTATTGATTTATACACTTATACAGCACAAGATAGTCCAGAAGGCGACACGCGAGTTGAAGCAGAATATGCAGTAAACAAAGCTGTAGGAGCATATGTACGTTTAACTACACCACCGCCACAAGGCACAACAGTTAATATTATAAGAAAGATAGGAACAAACTGGTCTGAAGAAGGCTCAACACTTGCACAAAGCAATTCAGACGTTGCAAAATTCTTACGTGAGAAGACAACCGACTTACCTCGATAAATAGTATACAGGAAGAGAAAAAATGGCAGATAAATTAAATGATTTAAACGGGGTATTGCTCCAGGGGCATATCAAAATACACAACCCAGAAACTGGGGAAGTATTAATAGATAAGCGCAATGCAATTCACTACGAAAATATGAGTATCTCTCTAGCAGAGTCGCTGGGCAACGGCGGTACTGGGTGGATTTATGAAATGGCGTTTGGCAACGGCGGAACGTCGGTTGACCCCACAGGCATCATTACATACTTAACTCCTAACAGTACAGGAACTAATGCTAGTTTGTATAATCAAACATATTCTAAAGTAGTTGACGATAGAAGTGTTAACAACCTTGATCCAATTCGTAATAAGATTGAAACAAGACACGTTAGCGGAACAAACTATACTGACATTCTTGTTAGTTGTTTGTTAGACTATGGTGAACCAAATGGACAAGATGCATTTGACAATGCTACAGATGAAACAAGTTCTTATATCTTTGATGAACTTGGATTAAGAGCTTATTCAGCAGCAGGTACAGGACGTCTGCTCACACACGTTATCTTCCACCCTGTACAAAAGAGCTTAAACAGACTTATCCAAGTTGATTATACTGTGAGAGTACAATCACTTAGCGGTTTTAACGAGGTGTAATAGATGCCATATACGATTCCATATTCAGACGAAGCAAACAACGGTACTATTACAGTAGTTGACAATACAGTTGATCAAACTACAAGTTTAAAGTTTCCAGGCAGAAATTCCACATCATATGGTACTGCAATTGCTGAAAACTTTTTACATTTATTAGAAAATTTTGCTAGTGCTACACAACCAAATCGTCCTACTGAAGGACAAATGTGGTATGACACTACTCCAGGCGCAGAGCAACTTAAAGTTTATGACGGAACAGTGTGGATCCCGAGTGGGGGCCTAAACAGAGCACCAACTGCTCCTGATGTTGCGTTTTCACAATCAGGTGATTTGTGGGTAGATACAGACAATCAGCAATTATATCTTAACTCAGGTTCGGGTTGGGTGCTTGTTGGTCCTACATTTAGTGATGGTCTTGCAACTGGCGCAAGTCCGTTAACTGTTACAGGTACAGATAACGAACAACATACAGTAGTGCAAGTAGAAGTAAATGCACAACCTGTTGCATTAATTGCAACTGACTCCTTTACACCAAAATCAGTTATTCCGGGTTTTACAGTAATTAACCCAGGAATTAATTTAGCTAACAAAGACATCACTGGCGACGGCGCTCCTAAATTCTACGGAACAGCTGAAAAAGCAGAAAACTTAATTGTTAATAATATTAGTGTTGCTGCTGGAAACTTTTTACGAGGTGACGTAACTAGTACAACACTATTTCCTGTAAACGTACAAAACAATACAGGACTTGTTATTGGCACTGATGCTGCAATCAACATAGGAGTTGAAGGCCAAGCTGGTATTATTAGACACCAGATTGAAGGATCAAATATCGATCTTCAAGTTAAGAATTCGGGCAGTACTAAAACTGTATTACGTGTTGATTCTAATTTGCGTGTAGGCATTAATAATGAAGCCCCAGACGAAGCACTTGATGTTACTGGCAATATTCAAACTGATTCAAACTTATTTGTAAACGGAACAACTCAAAGTACAACTATTGGCACAGGTAGTGTTATTGTTAAAGGCGGAGTTGGCATTGCTAAAAATGTAAACGTTGGCGGCGCAGCACAGGTATTAGGTGTTACTACATTAGCAAATACTATTCCAGACGGCAACAACACTCGTAACTTAGGATCTGCCACATCTAAATGGCAAAATATGTATGCAACAACATTTATTGGTAACTTAACTGGTAATGTTAATGGTACAGTTTCAGGTATTGCTGGATCAGCAAATAAACTAACTTCGGCATCTACCTTTAGAATCACAGGAGACATTGTTGCAGATGACGTTACGTTTGACGGGCAAACAGGCGGCTCGTTAAAAACATTTACAACTAGAATCGGTAACGCTATTATTTCGGCTCGAGATGCTACTACTAGTACACAAATTGATGATGAAATGATCATTAACCGAGTTTCGGGTAGTACAGGGTTATACAAAACATCTAGAAAAACATTATTATCAGCAGTACCAATTAATCCGGCAGGAGTATTGATGCCATATGCGGGCACAAGTGTTCCAAGAGACTGGCTATTATGTGACGGTGGCCAATATAGAATTTCAGAATATAGTAGTCTGTTTGATGCTATTGGTTATAACTTTGGCGCTCGTGTTTCACTTCCGTCAGGGTTTTTTAAAGTACCAGACATGCGTGGTAGAACACCACTGGGTGCTGACAATATGGGCGGAACAAACGCAAATGTTGTAAACGCAGACTATGCACAAAGTATTGGACAAATAGGCGGATCAGAATTTGAAGTAATCGATACTACTAATTTGCCAGAACACAAGCACGATTTGCGTGCAGGCGACACAAAAACAGGACCACAATTTTATGCAGTCCAAAGAGATTCAGACGAAACTCCAGAAGGATCAATTTACTTTGGGTTAAATCCTGCAGACTCAGTTACGTCTGCATACGGCCTACCTAACTCTGGAGGACTTTTAGTTGACCCAGACACAGACGTAGGACAACCTTTAAATGTTATGAATCCAACAATGACATTTAACTATATCATCTATACTGGCAGGGCAATATCATGAGTTATAAATTAAACAAAACCGACGGCGAGCTGTTAGTTGAATTAGCAGACGGCATTGTAGACAACGTTACAACAGACATTACGTTAGTAGGTAAGAACTACAAAGGTTTTGGCGAATTTTTAAACGAAAATTTTATTAAGATAATGGAAAATTTTGCTGGAACTTCAACGCCAGGCGCACCATTGTTAGGGCAACTTTGGTATGACACAGGCGAAGCAAGGTTAAAATTATACGATGGCAGTACATTTAGAACTGCTGGTGGACCAATTGTAAGCAATACAAGACCACAAATGGTCGCAGGCGACATTTGGATTGACAATGAAAACAATAAAATGTACTTTTTTGACGGTACAGACTTAGTATTAGTTGGACCCGATTATGATTCTGGACAAGGACAAACTGGGTTTGAAGTTTCATCAGTAATTGACATTTCAGCACGTGAGCGTGTTGTACTAAAGATATGGATTGGCGGCACATTATTTGGCGTTATTACAAAAGAAGAATTTAGATTATCCGGCGAGAATAAAATTCCTAGTTATCCAGATGACGCAGACGATATTGTTATTCCAAAACGTCAGTTGTTTGAAAAAGGATTTAATTTAGTTGATGACAACTTTTGGTATAGAGGTACATCACAGAAAACTCGTTCATTAGTTGACGCTGACGGTCAAGCATATACATCAGCAGACTTTTTGCCAACAACCGATAACGGCGAAACTGTAGGTTCTATTAATATTAAAAATAGTAATGGACTAATAGTTGGTGTTGCTGACACTACATATGTACAACTAAAAGTTAACGGTTCGACGACTGTAATCGAGACACAGCAAAGTAATACAGACTTTGCTATCAGAACACGATCAGGAAATACATTCCGAGATGCACTTTATGTTGATGCCAGTTCAAATAGGATTGGCCTATTTAATCGCTTACCAGAACATACACTAGATGTTAATGGATCATTTAGGTCAAAAGGCGATGCAATAATTGACGGCAACCTAACTGTTAACGGTGAAGCAACTTATGTTAATGTTGCTAATATTCAAGTTGAAGATGTTAACATTGAATTAGGAGTATCAGAAGGATCAGCAGGAGACAACGCTGCTATTGACGGCGGCGGCATTATCTTAAAATCATCTGAAGGCGATAAGTCTATATTGTTCGACAATGCAACAAGTTCATTTGATGCTAATTTAAATTGGAACTTGACTACAGGCAACTCTTATAAAATTAACGATTCGTTAGTACTAAGCACAACTGAATTAGGTAATTCAGTAACACTCGCTAGTGGATTAAACGAACTAGGCACATTAATTTATCTTAATGTAGACAACATTAGATTAGACGGAAACACTATTACTACGTTTGGTTCTGGGTTAACTATTAATCCAGCAGGTAACATAAGTGTAAGTGCTTCAAAAATTACAGATGTAGTAGATCCTACACTAGCACAAGATGTAGCAACAAAAAATTACGTAGATGTAACAATAAGTAGTGAACCGGTAGTACTAGCATTAGACGTTACTGGGTTAAGTGCGCCAGCAGTAAACAATCCGTATACTGATGTTGCAGCGATTATTGAAACACTATCTCCAGCAGCTAATAAAGCTGACGGAACACAGGCCAGGGTACACTGTACATCATATGCAAATGTGCAAGTTACAGGAATTGATGTACAAACAGCAATGAGTAAAAGTTATTTGTCGGTATTAACAGATGACTCAACTGCACAATCAGTTGTGCAAGACATTAACTTTGCATCAGTTGATGCAAACGCAAACTTAACACCAACAAGGTCAACAATGACATTCCAAGTATTGGGCAATGCGTGGAGTTGGGTGAGTACTGCGTAATAATTTGAAATACGATAAATACGTTATATAACAGGGGTTCAAAAAGATGGCATACACTATCGACAAATACAATAGACAGATCCTAACCGTAGTAGAAGACGGTACGATTGATCAAACAACTGATCTTAAATTAGTTGGTAAAAACTACGCAGGATACGGCGAAATTCAAAACGAGAATTTTGTTTACTTGCTAGAAAACTTTGCAGGAGCAACTGCTCCGCCTAAGCCAGTCGGCGGGCAAGTATGGTTTGATTCTAGTCAAAGTAAACTTAAATTCTACGATAGTAGTAAATGGCGAACAACAGGTGGCGCAGAAGTACTTGCTAGTGCTCCTTCAGGACTAACAGAAGGCGACTTTTGGTGGGATACATCAAATGAACAACTCTATGCATATAACGGTACAGATTTTGTACTAGTAGGACCCCAAGATGCTGGAGATGGTATTACACAGATGCAATCACGTTCAGTGCGTGACACCAACGGTGTAACACATTCGATTATTGCTTCTGTTGTAGAAGACACAGTTGTACATATTATTTCAAATGACACATTTACTATCGATAGTAGTGATGCAGAAAATAGAATTCCGGGATTTGACACTGTTAAACAGGGTATTACATTAGTTAATACATTAGCATCAACAAACGGCGTAACAGCAACTAACCACGTTTTTTGGGGTACTGCACAAAACGCAAATAAATTAGGCGGCGTTGACGCTACTAACTTTATTCAAGCAGGCAGTGCATCATTTGCTACTCTTGCTAGTTTTAGTGACTTTGGTATTGCAATTGGCGACTCAAATGACTTCAAACTTGTTATTGAAAACGACAACCAAGTAGTAATGTCCAACGAGGTTGGCACTCAAATTTCTATTAAAGCAAAAAATACACTAGGACAACTAATTAATCCAGTTATTTTTAAAGCAAACGCAATCGAGCCAGGGTTACAGAGCGATGATGTAACAAGAGAAACAGTTACACTTGGCACACCAACAGCACCGTTTAATAATGTATATGCTAATAACTTTACTGGCACTGCTGAAAAAGCAACGTTCCTTGTTGTTTCAGGTTCTAACAAATCAGGATCAGTTGCAGCAAATGCAGATAGTGTTGCAGTTCGTGATGCAAGCGGCGATCTACGTGCAAACTTATTTAGAGGTACTGCATTATCCGCAAAATTTGCTGACTTGGCAGAAAAATATTCAACACCAACCGAACTTCCAGCAGGTACAGCAGTAGCAGTATGCAGAAATGAAGACCATGATGTAGATACAGCAAGTGCTGGGCAGCATTGTATTGGTGTAGTTTCAACAGATCCTGCATTAAAAATGAATAGCGAAGCTGAAGGACAGTATATTGCACTTAAAGGGCGTGTTCCGGTAAGAGTAAAAGGTCCTGTTTCAAAAGGCATGGCAATTTATGCTTGGCAAGACGGAGTTTGTACCACTATTGCTGCTACAGCATTAGTAGGAATTGCATTAGAGACTAACAATTCAGAAGAAGAAAAATTAGTCGAGTGTGTTCTAAAAGTATAAATATACGTATATAATGAGGAAAAGACATGGCAGTTTCAAAAGGTGACCTAATTTCAGCAGCCCAGTTTAACGGGATGCAAAGTAGAATCGCAACAGTATTAGGTAATGGTTCTGGTAATTACGGTTATGGACAAACTGTTACTAGTGTTCAAGTATCAACAGGAACCGATACAATTACAGCAGCACAAATTGATTTATTAAGAGCCGATATGGCTAAAGCATATACACACCAAAACGGTGTTCTTTTACCGCTTAGAAATATTTCTCCAGGTGATGTTATTGGCGCCGACGTATCAGGTACAGATATTACATACGATAATATTGGCAATGACACAGTAGTTAATTCTGACATCCAAGGCGGCGTAAATGATTATTTAGATGTATTAGACGATCTCGAAACTTACCGTTTTACTATTGATGACTCACAAGATACTATTGCTGATGCATTAACCGATACTAGAACAAGCAATTGGAATTCTTCAATAACTGGAATATACCGGGCTTCGTTTACAGACGCAAATCATAGACGTCACTTTTTTAACTCTGGCGGACAGATTAGAATCTATCTTACTATGGCAAATGCTGTTTCGTCAAAAGATACTAATTGGCAAACTATAATTACTAATCCGGGAACTGTTCTTTTTGGACATGACTATGTATCAGTTACGGGTAGTACAACTGGTGTTACAATTAATCCTGTCGGCAATTATGAGATAATCAGTGGTGCTACAACAGTGTTCACTAAGACGGGCAACAGCGGTGTGTATGCAGAAAACAATTGGCGAGTACAATTTTGGGAGGAAAATTCTTCCACAATTAGATTCGCTGTTATCTTAGAGGACGCCGATACTGGTGATGAACCAGTTGTTCCAGTTCCGGATGGCGGAATTCCAGGGGGCGTCGACGAACAAATTACAGGCGACATTACAGTTAATGTAGGGTCACGTAGAGCTTCTGGATCTAATGTTTCTGTTGTTGCTCCTGCATTTACAACAATCAGCACATTAGAATAATAAACATCTGTCAATAAGAGCTTGACATAATACTCCTTTTCATATATACTAGTATGTATATGACTAGGAGTTTTTTATGGACGAACGATTAGAAAAGGCATTGCACTTTTCAAACTATATGGTCACGTTGAACAATCAAAAGCGTGTGCTTAAAGAAAGATTTCGCGAGCAAACGTTATACTATTATCAAGGTGGCCAGTTTACTGTAACAAAAGAACTTATGACTTTTGTTGGTATGTTAGTAGAACAAGGCAATGATGAAGATATTGTTTTAGTAGACGATAACGAAACTCCGATTATGGTAAAAGATTTGACAGAGTTTCAAGGTGAGATCTTAAATACTTATTTTGCAGCAGCAAATGAATATCATGCAGAGTATCAAAATTTAAGAAAAAACAGAAGCGTGGAGGCACTAGTTGGTTACGAGTAAAGGTGTGCTTGTGTTTGCCCGCAATAATGCTCAGATAGATTATTGCAAACAGGCGTATGCACTTGCAAAACGTGCCCGCAAATTTCTCGATGTTCCTACATCTATTGTAACCGATAGTACTGAATTTTTACTTAATGAATATCCGGATGCAGAACAAGTATTTGACAAAATTATTAGTATTGTTTGGAAAGAAGAAGACTTAGCAGAAAATACTACATTATCAAAAACTGAAAATCATGCACTAAGAACATTCTATGATGGCACGTTAATTGAAAAAAAATTACATTTTAAAAACGAAACTCGTACACTAGCATACGAACTTAGTCCGTATGACGAAACATTGGTATTAGACACCGATGTTGTTATATGCAACAGCACTCTTAAGAAGTGTTTTGACCGAACACACGACTTTTTAATATATAGAACTTCATACGATCTAGCAAATAACGATCGTTCTACTGACTTTGAACGTATATCTGACACTAGCGTAGATTTTTACTGGGCTACGTGTGTATTTTTTAGAAAGACTCCTACTAATAAATTGTTCTTCGATTTGTTGCAGCACATTCAAGAAAACTGGCCGCATTACAATAATATATTTCAAATTAATACACCTTATTATCGTAATGATTATAGCTTTGCTATTGCTATACATATAATGAATGGTTATCAACGAGGTGATTTTGCAAAAGATATGCCCGGAGTGCTATATTATACAACAGACAAAAGCATTTTATGGAAACTTAACGATACCGACATGTTATTGTTATTAGATAAACAAGGATACAGTGGAGAGTACACTCCGATTCGTACTAAAGGTGCAACTGTGCATGTTATGAATAAGTTTAGTTTGAATAGGTGCATCGATGGATAAAGGATTTTTAATTTTTGCACAAGGCGAAGAATATATAAAGCAAGCATATCTAGCTGCATTAAGTATTACTGCTACAAAAAATTCTTATCGCACTAGTATTGTTACATCTGATGTAGTTCCAAACGAATACAAGTGGGCATTTGACAAAATTATTCCTATTCCTTGGTATGAAGAAACCGATAGTAGATTTCAAACTGAGCATCGTTGGAAATTGTATCATGCAACTCCCTACAACGAAACAATTGTATTAGATGCAGACGTATTAGTATTGCAAGATTTAGATTACATATGGAAGTTTTTTGAAAATTACGATTTATACTTTCCTACTAGGGTGTTTACGTATAGAAAAGATTTAGTAACTAGCGATTTTTATCGAAAAGCATTTACAGCAAACAACTTGCCTAATGTATATAATGCTTTACATTTCTTTAAAAAGAGCGAGAAAAGTAAAGAATTTTATACATGGGTAGAACTTATTACTAATAACTGGGAATTGTTTTATGGAAAATTTTGTAAAGAGTTTTTTCCTAAACAGCCTAGTATGGACATTACGTGTGCAATTGCTGCAAAAATTATGGACATAGATGCAGATATTACAAATGTAAAACAAGACATGCCGATGTTAGTACACATGAAACCTAAAATACAAAATTGGGTACAGGATACTGAAACTTGGGGTAATAGAGTTGGCATATATCTAACTGACGACTTAAAACTCAAAGTAGGTAACCATTTACAAGATACTGTGTTTCATTATGTAGATAACGATTTTGTTACAGATAAAATTATAGGAAAATATGAAAATGCAGTTCGTAACATTTAACAAAGATACAGGAGAAATCATTAGTATTGGTAACGAGGCTGATGAAGGATCAAATTATATTGAAGTAGAACTAGATGCAGTGCGTTCACTTAAGAAAGGTATTGAACCTTTTTCTAATTATCGTGTAGAATATAATCCTAAAACAAAAACAATAGAACTTATATCTGTTGCAGAAAATATCTTTGATGTAGCGTCTGTTACAGATTTTATATATGAAATTCCACAGGACGAAATATCAGAACCTGACATATCTATAATTCAAGACATACCTAATAAGTGTTGGAAAATTGCTGTCGGCAAAACGTTAAGAAGAAATATTAGAGAAAAGGGCATAAGTTTAAATACTTCAATGATGTTTAGTATAACTGCTAACGGTGACCCCAACGTATTATACAAAACTCTGATTGTACACACAGGGCAGACTGTTAACGATAACTACTGTATAATGCCGTTTTCAATGCCGTTTGAAACTACTAATGAACCTGTAAGCATATACACTGCTAGAAGGTTTGACACTTACCAGTTTAAGAGGTTGTATGAATAAGATTAGAGTTGTTGACCAGGATATAATTTTTTTAAGTTATGACGAACCCAACGCAGAAAAAAACTATGCAGATTTGTGCAATAAAATTCCTTGGGCAAAGAGAGTTCACGGAGTTGACGGCAGTGATGCTGCACACAAAGCATGTGCTGATTTATCAGAAACTGAATACTTTGTTACTGTAGATGCAGACAACATTGTTAATCCAGAATTTTTAAACGTTGAGATTGACTTAGACAGTCTTGGTCTAACTTCGGACTATGTGTTTAGTTGGTGCGGCAAAGTACACGTTAACGGACTAATGTATGGCAATGGCGGATTAAAATTATGGACACGTAAATTTGTTCATAATATGAAAACACACGAAGCGTCAGCAGACGACGATGACAAAGGTTTAGTAGAGTTCTGCTTTGACGACAAATATCATCAGTTTAATGAAAGCTACAGTACATCATATACCAATGCAACGCCGTGGCAATCTTGGAGAGCAGGATTTCGTGAAGGTGTTAAAATGTGCTTAGACCAAGGCACGAAAGTAAAAGATCTGCGTAAGACTTGGTGGCAAAATTTTGACCGACAGCGTATTTGGTGCTCAGTAGGTGCTGATGTAGAAAACGGTATGTGGAGTATGTTTGGCGCTCGCCAAGGGCTATACATGACAATGTGTACAGATTGGAATCATGCAAATGTGCGTGATTTTAAATATCTAAATACATTTTGGGATCAACTCGAAGTAACAGAAGAAAATTTATTAGAAACAATCGAAGACTTAGGCGATAAAATTAGATCAAACTTAGGCATTGAAATTGGCGAACTAGATGCAAATAGCAGTCACTTTTTTAAATCAGTTTATCAAAACACACCGAGGGTGGTAAGAACACGCAAATGAATAATGAACTAGACAGAATTAAAAATGTAATACCGATTACAAATAAAGCAGTCAGTCCAACTTTTTGCATGGCAAAGTGGCATCACACTACAATTTATTTGCAAACAGGTGAAACACATAGTTGTTATCATCCAGCCCCACATAAGATTCCACTTGAAGAAATTGCAGATAATCCAAGTGCATTACACAACACAAAAGAAAAAAAAGATCAACGCAGGCAAATGATGCAAGGCAAACAGCCAGCTGGTTGTAACTATTGTTGGAAAATTGAAGCAATGGGTAAAGACTATGTTAGCGATAGGCATATTAAAACAGCGAGTATCTATACTCCTGAAAGACTAACAGAAATTAAAGATAATGGATTTAATTATGACATCAACCCTGAATATATTGAGATTAGCTTCTCTAACGAATGTAACTTTAAGTGCGGCTATTGTCACCCCAAAGCCAGCAGCAGATACTACAACGAAATCAAAACGCACGGTCCCTACACTAGCAGCACCGACCACAGACAAGACATAGACTGGTTTAAAATTTACCAAAAAGAAGAAGACAATCCTTATGTAGATGCATGGTGGAAGTGGTGGCCCGAAGTTAGCAAAACATTAAACATCTTGCGTATTACTGGCGGTGAACCTCTAATGCACAAAAGTACATGGGAATTATTTGAACGGTTAGATAATGACCCTAAGCCTAAATTACAAATTGAAATAAACAGTAATATGGGAGTTAAGCCTGCTCTTGTTAAGCGTCTTACTGAAACAGTCAAGCGCCTCAAAGACGAGGGTAAGATTCGTAGTTTTAAACTGTATACAAGTATCGACACTTGGACAGAACGTGCCGAATACACACGTACTGGACTAGACATTAAGCTGTGGGAACAAAACTTAGATTACTATCTAAGTAACACAGGATGGCCAGTTACGTTTATGATTACATTTAATCTCTTTAGTGTTACAAGTTTTAATACATTACTACAAAAGATTTTAGACTGGCGTGTAAAGTATAACAGCGATACTAACGAGTCGCAGTGGCAACGTGTACGTTTTGACACTCCTCATTTAAAAGAGCCTAGCATCTACGACATGAATATTCTTCCTAAAGAAAATTTTATGCCTTACATGCACAGTCATTTACAGTTTATTAAAGATAACATAGATGACACAGACCGCACTAAGTTCACTAGTTTAGAATTTGAAAAATTTAAACGAGTTGTTGACTATATGGAAACAACGCACTACGAAGAAGCACGTTTAAAATCTGCACATAAAAACTTTTACAATTGGTTTGCACAGCACGATAAAAGACGCAATACTAGCTTAGTAGAATCATTTCCGGAGTTAAAAGAATTTTATGAAAACTGCAAAAACACTTAAATTTTTATACCAATGGATTGGACCGCATGGGCCTATTACAAACACTAGAGTTCCAAATCTAGTTGATTTTGCAGTAGCAGGTAAATTAGCAGGTGTAAATACTCCTGTTAATTCCGAGTTCGGCGATTTAAATAGACAGCCTTATTTTTATGAAAAGTTTAAAGAAGAAGATGTTGTTATTGCATCTACTTGTACTACTCCTACCGGCAAAGCATTATACGAAATAAATTTTTGTAATTACCATTATAGAGACTGGAGAAAGCTATTTTCAACATCTGACGGCATTATGCAAGAGCAACTGTTTTATATTAGAGGATTTGAAGAGGCTAATATCTATGCATTAGTAACAGTGCTCTATGAAGGCTGGGTACACGATAAGTTTTTTGATGAACTGCATAAGTTTTTTGAGCATTTAAAATTTCCGTTAGAAAGAGTAGTGTACGTAAATAATTGTTACAATGGTGAAGAAATTTATAAAAATTATTGTGAACGAAGAAGCATCACTCCTAGTATTAATGTAGAATATTTTCCTTCTTTTAGATTTGACAAAACTAACCTAGAGCATGTTAGTGAAAAATATAAAAACATAGAATATGTTCCTGGTCCAAGAAAGAAAGATTTTTTGTGTTTCCAGCGTAGATGGAGCGATCATAGGGTAGCATTTTATTTAGACATGCATCGTAAAGGACTGTTAGATAAGTTCTATATGAGTATGGATGCAACCCAACCTGAATCAGGCGCTTCGTATGAAAGTAATGCAGTGTACTTGGGACAACGCTATCCGCAGTTCAAATATACTACTGAAGAAATCAAAGATGCGCAAGCGTCATTGCCGTTAATTTTAGATACGCACAACTTTAGTAGTTACCCAATGGAATCAAACGAGTTCGATACTGAGCAATACTTTAAAGATTCACTAATAAATATTATTAGTGAAACATTCTTTTTCAATAAAGAAATCCACATCACAGAAAAAACTTTTAAGCCTATTGCATTTATGCAACCGTTTATTATGATGGGAGCAGTTGGTAGTTTGCAACACGTTAAGGATATGGGATTTAAAACATTTAGTGAGTTCTGGGATGAGAGCTACGACACTATTAGAAATGATGCAAAACGTTATGACAAGATTGTTAAACTTGTAGAAGAGATCGCAGCGTGGAGTGAAGAAAAGAAACTAGAGTTTAGTTACAATGTAAAGGATATTGTTGAGTTTAATTCAAAACATTTTGCAACAATGGAACATGTTGAACTAGAAAACTTTAAAAACAAATATGGAAATTAATACATGAAGAAAATATTAGTAACAGGCGCTGGTGGATTTATTGGATACCATTTAGTAAAAAATCTAAAACATCAAGGGCATTACGTAGTTGGAGCAGATATTAAAGAACCGTTGTATGACCAAACTCACGCTGATGAATTTTATTTGTACGACTTGCGCGATCCTCGACGAGTAGAAGAATTAATTTCTGGAAAGGAATTTGACGAAATTTACCAACTTGCAGCCGATATGGGCGGCACAGGGTATATTGCAATTAGCGACCACGATAGTGCAATTATGCACAATTCGGCAATGATTAATTTAAATATGATTCATGCTGCTGCACAACATCTTGTTCCAAAGATTCTTTATACAAGCAGTGCATGTGTATACCCCGAGCGTAATCAGACCGATCCAGACAATCCGTTATGTTCTGAATCAAGTGCATATCCTGCAGAGCCCGATACAGAGTACGGTTGGGAAAAATTGTTTAGTGAACGCTTATATCTAACATACGCTAAAAATTATGGCATTGATGCTAAGGTAGTAAGATTGCATAATGTATTTGGCCCGCAAGGAAGTTGGAACGACGGTAAAGAAAAAGCACCAGCTGCACTATGCCGCAAAGTTGCTGAAAGTAACGGCTCAGTAGACATTTGGGGACCAGGCAATCAAACACGTAGTTTTTTATATATCGATGAATGTGTTGAAGGGTTAAAACGAATTATGCATAGTAACATTGATTTTCCTATTAATTTAGGTAGTGAACGTATGATTAGTATTAATGACCTTGCAAGATTAATTGCACAAATTGCTGGAAAGAATACAATTGAAATTAATAATGTACAAGGACCTGTCGGTGTAATGGGACGCTCTAGTCATAACGAGCTACTCGAAAAAAGTCTAGGGTGGCGTCCTAGCGAGGATTTAGAATACGGATTGTCAAAAACATATCCTTGGATTAAGGAACAGGTAGATGCTAGTATACAGTAAGTCGGGTAAAAAATGGGGGCATGATTATGTGTTTACAGAGTATAACAAGTTAACTGATGTTAATTTAAATGATGACAACATAACATATTACCATCATCCTTACGATAGCTTAATGGAGAACATTCCGTTACACAACGCTGTTAACGGTGCAAACTGGCAGCACATTAAAAACAATCCCACTGTAAGATTAATGCACGACAACAATTCTGAAACATTCGATATTAGTTTTGTTAACGATGTAGTAAAAACAATTAAGATGCACGAAATTGATCCTGCACAACTAACCCTAATAGTTATGGATGAAAATCATAGAGATTATCTTATTCGAATGTTAAAAACACACGAGATTGAAGGAGTCGATATTCAAGTTTATAATTATTTACTTACTGAAGTGGCATTGCCGCAATACGAATTATCTCCAACTAAGTTGTTTAGTTCGCTAAGTAGAAATTATAGAAATTGGAGATTAAGATTATATGTTGAACTATTAGAAAAAGGAATTTTAGAAAACAACTTTATCTATTCTTTTTTCAATATATGGCCGTATTGTAACCCTCCTAAGACATTCTCTAAAAGTATTATGTTAGAAGATCTAAAAAAAATAGGATTTACAAATATAACCAAGGATGTAAAAAGGTGGCTTAAACAGTGCCCACATGAATTGCCGACTGACACAATTGTAAACTCAACAGACGTATTAAATAAATGGTCAAACATTACGTATGATGCAATTCAATCATCTAATATTCACATTATTATTGAAACACACTACGATCAAAAAGGCTACTCTGAAGAAACAATGTACGACAGAGATTTTGCACCTAGTAGTATTACAGAAAAGGCGTATAAAGCAATCGCATGTCGCAGGCCCTTTATCGCTTTTTCAACTCCGTTTTGGTTACAAGACTTGCGTAATTTAGGGTTTAAAACATTTAGTGGCATAATTGATGAAAGCTATGATCGTGCAACCGATAATAGTGTTCGACTAAATATGATTGTAAATGAAATAGAGCGTATTTCAAAATTGCCTGCTGACGAACTTAACCAGTTAGTTACAGCATGTCAAGAGATTGCAGATTATAATTATAATAAATTAGTGGAAAAACAAAATGCACGATGAAGTTTACCAATTTTTTAATGAACTAATTAATGTAAAGCGTCCAGCAACACATTACGACGAGCCAGCACGTATATGGATAATTGACAATTTCTTACCAGCTAATATTTTTAAAGAAGCAACAAATCAAATCAGTCTTATTACCGAATGGTTAACTTTTGAAAACGGTTACAGTAATAGCAAGCGTAAAGAATGTCGCAATTTAACAGAAGCTCCCATAGTTGAAACAATTGCAAACTGTTTTAATTCCTCCAAGACAGTTAATTGGTTAGAATCAATTACTGACAGTGAGGGATTAATTCCTGACCCGCACTTTTTAGGTGGCGGATTATGCACTATCGCTTCTCAAAGCAAACTCGATCTACATACAGACTTTAATTGGAACAATAGACTAAAGTTAAACAGAAGTGTAAATCTAATGTTATACTTAAACGAAGAATGGATAGAAGAATGGGGCGGAGCATTAGAGTTTTGGGACGATGACAAAACAGAATGTATTCAAAAAGTAATGCCAAAGCCCAACAGACTTATATTCTGGGAATACGATACTAACTTAGTTCACGGATTTCCAAATAAACTAGAGACTCCAGCGGATGTTACTAGAAATAATCTAATACATTTTTATTATACTAGTAACTCAACTTGGGACGAGGATCCTCGACGATCTCAGTTTATTAACAATGGCTAATTTTCATTTAAACTCAAAAAAATACATTGACTCACTAACTTTTGCTGACAACGAAGTTATTGTTGAAATAGGCAGCGAACGGGGCGAAGGATCTACAGCCTGGTTTGACAATATTGCTAAAGAACGTAATGTTGATTTTTATTCAGTTGATGTTAGTACATACGCACAGCAGCATCTACAATACTTACAGCATACAAATTTTATTGTAACTAATAGCGGAAGTACTTGGGCGCACAATGACTTGCCGAAGCTAGACAAAAAAATAAAAGTTTTATATCTTGACAATTATGACTGGTTGCATACTACTAGTAATCACAACGATAATGAAATTGCAATGATTGCTGCATATAGATTACGTGGTGTTACAATGTCAAATTTAAATTGTCAACAAGAGCATCTAATGCAAATGATTGGATGCTTGCCTTACATGGCTACTAATTCTATTATTATTTGCGACGATACTCCGTTTCAAGAACATAGCGGAGTTTATATTGGAAAAAATGGCGCAGTAGTTCCTTATCTATTAAATTATGGGTATGATGTTGCATTTGGTCGCAGTCCTACTACAACGTGTAAAGAGGACAACGGGATTATTTTAGTAAGATGAAATTTTATTTTGATCGAAAAAACGAAGTTAACTTGTCCCATGTTGACGAAATTAAAAATGTTCGTCCTTATACTCAACTAGAAAACTATTATAAAAAACGGCAAGCTGAGTTTGTTGTTTCTAAAGATTATAATGCAAACGGAATATATCTTGTAGAAACTAGTAAACTAACACATCAGTGGACTAACGGGCCATTCGATAGCGCTTTCAGCTTAATCAACAATATTCCATATATTACTAGAGTAGGAATTCAAACAGGCGTATTGCGACTTGTAATACTATCTATTGTTGAAGGTGATTCGTTTGTTAAGCACAACTGGGACGGTTTTCGAGCATTAACTGATCAAGTAAAAGGAGCAAGATTTCCAAAATTTAGTGTACTAGTAGTGTCAGGAAATGTTAAAGTACAAGAGGAATATGCTAAATGGTGCAAGGATAATAACGAACAACCTTACATTGAATTTATTGGAGGCTGCGAAGGCCCCTATGCAACTGAAGTTCACCGAGACTGGCAAGATCGTATTGCAAACTCAAAAGCAAGAGACCAACACGATCCTTATATGTTTAGTAGTTTGAATAGAGCGCATCGCCCTCATAGAACAGAACACTTGTTTGCAATTGCACGTTTAGGATTACTTAATAAAGGATTAGTTAGCGGCGGGATGTATTTTAAACAGCATGGCGTCGGCAGTCCTAAATATATAGAGACTTCGCCAGACACTTGGCGAAAGTTTTTATTACATAACTATCCTAGGACAGTTGACGTAGACAATTTGCGAGAACTAAACCCTGCTAACGATATTAATTTGTCTATATACGAAAATGCTATATTATCTATTGTTACAGAAACATTTTTTGAAGAGACAGGTCTGTTTATTACAGAAAAAACTTGGAAACCAATTTCAGTTGGTAGTCCTCAAATGGTTCTTGCACAACGCGGTTTGGCAACCTATATAAACAAAAAATTTGGTATTAATATTATTCTTCCAGGACTTGATCAAAGATACGATACAGCGCGAGATCCTACTGAACGATTTTTATTATTTCACGAGTCATTAGAAGCATGGTGCAAAATGCCGTTTGTACTAAAACACAAACTATCTGTGATCTGGGACGAACAGTTAATGCGTAACCAACAAATCTTAAAAGATACTGATTTTAAAGAAGTAATTGTAAAAGACATAATTAGATCTACTAATGATTACTTTTTACTTGACATCAACGGCTAATGAGTATATAATTAAACAATGTACGATATTGTCTTTATTAGTTATGGTGAAACATATGCTGACCACAATTGGGATCTACTAAAAAGTAAATTTCCAACAGCAAAGCGTGTTGACGGCGTAAAAGGAATACACCAAGCACACATTAAAGCAGCAAAAAAATGTTTTACTAAAATGTTTTGGGTAGTTGATGCAGATGCACAACTTGTAGACGATTTTAATTTTGATTACGAAGTAGATGCATGGAATTTAGAGACAGTGCATGTTTGGCGTAGCATTAACCCTGTAAATGGATTAGAATACGGAAACGGTGGGGTAAAATTATTACCCCGTAAACTTACTCTTAAAATGGATCTTACTAAACCGGATATGACCACAAGTATATCCGATAAGTTTAAAGTAGTTGAACGCATTTCAAACGTAACTGCATTTAATACAGATGAATATTCAACTTGGCGTAGTGCATTTAGAGAATGTGTTAAACTAGCAAGTAAAACAATAGACCGACAGGACGAGGACGAAACAAATGAAAGGTTACGTGTTTGGCAAACAGCCAGAAGCAATAGCCCTTATGGAAGCTATGCTATTAAAGGCGCTCAGGAAGGTTCTTCCTACGGAAGAGCAAATCAAAACAATACAGAAGCACTTAAACAAATAAACGATTACGATTGGCTATATGAACAATTTTCAAAACATACCCTGGGATAATATTACTGAGTTTGGGCAGAAAACCCTCCTAAAGAGCCATCTTTTCACGGTTTCGTGGATCCTGGCTAGATTTTGTAATTATTCGTGCAGTTATTGCTGGCCATACGCTAGATCTAGTACCCCTGACCACCAAGATCTAGAATTGTACTTAAACACCCTCGATAGCATCAAAGCACAGGCTCGTGCAAACGGATTCAAAGATTTTCACTTCTCTTTTAGCGGAGGGGAACCTACAGCATATAAATACTTTGGGAAGATCATAGATCATTATTGCAGTGATGCAACGCCCGAATACCAAAGTATCCACATGACAACAAATCTTAGCCCGGGAAGCAAATGGTGGAACAAATGGTTAGAAACTACAAGCAGTCTGCAACGTAGAAGTATAACAGCAAGCTACCATGCAGAGTTTGCTAATGAGCAAGAATTTGGAGACAAGTGCTTGCAACTTATGAAAGGAGGAACACATGTTACAATCAATCAAGTTATGGTTCCGGAAATGTTCGAAGAGCTTTACGGACGCTTGGAGCGATTTGCCGCCAGAGGTATTAATGTCACTCTCAAGCCCCAGTCCGATCCATCCGCCAGCTTCGTGGTACATGGATATACAAAAGAGCAAGTGGCAAGAATGCAAACCGGATTCCCACAACAATGGCAAGGGGAACAAGTTGCCCAAATTGCACTCAAAGACGATCAAGGAGTAGAGTACGAATTAGATCAAGCAGAACGCTTTAATGCGTTTGGATTTAATAAGTTTAAAGGTTGGACCTGCAACGCAGGCTACCAAGGATGCGTTATACGTGAGAACGAAGTTAAACGCAGCTACAGTTGCCATGATGAACCCTTAGGCACGTTAGACGGCGGATTTGAGCTGTTTAAAGCACCAGCTAAGTGCATTACTCCTACTTGTGTAAGTAGCGCAGATAGTAAGTTGCCAAAATGCAAAAAATAGAAGCATATGAATATATGAAGACATTTCCTAAACTTGAAAAAGAGTTAGACGGAAATGCAATGTGTGCAATGAAATGGATACATCAATTTGTTAACCTTGAAGAAGGTATTGTAAAGATGTGTCATAATGTTCCGCACCGTACAATCACTGAAGAAGAAATTAAACTATACGGTAAAGGCATCTTTATGAATCATCCGTATGAACAAGAACGCCGCTTGGAAAAGTTAAACAACATAAAGCATTCGGAGTGTAGTTCTTGTTGGAAAAGTGAAAGCAAAGGTGTAAGAAGTTGTAGACTGCCACAGCCGTTTTATGATCAGCATAGATCAAGATTCGGCGGCGATAGTATTATGCCTACTCAGCTAGAAATAGTCTTTAGTTCAACTTGCGATCTAAAGTGTATATATTGTTCTAGCAGTTTTAGTTCACAGTGGGATTTAGAAAATAAAAAGTTTGATGTGAATTATAAACCTAGGCCTGACGCACCTCAAGGCTTAGAAGAAACATTTTGGCAATGGTTAGAAGAAGATGCAGTAGAACATTTACTGCAATACTATATTATGGGCGGCGAGCCTTTGTTGCAACCAAAAGTATATGACTTTTTAGAAAAGCTATTAGTGTTGTTAGAAAAACGACCTAATAGATTTAACGTTAAGCCTTCGCTGATTATTATTACAAACGGACATACTCCTAAGATTTATTTAGACAAGTGGCTGACTATAATTCCAAAACTACAACAGTACATGTCTATTCAAATGGATTATAGTATCGAAGGATATAAAGAACGTGCTGAGTATATTAGATCTAATCTTAACTGGGAAAGATTTGTAAACAACTTTGAAAACGTTGCTAGTAAATTTCCAGATATACGATACAGATTTAGTATTACTCATTCTGCAATGAGTATTACAAGTATTTGTGATTTGTTAAAAACTATAAAATCAATAAAAGATAAAACTAATATCGAAGTTGATTTAATACGTACAAGCATTGCAAATCCAGAATATCTTTCACCTTGGATCTTAACTAAGGATTTTTCTAGTTACATAGACGAAACATGTGATTGGATTAAAAATGAAGCACCTGAGTGGACAAGTTACATTGATCACTTAACTGCAATTAAAAATAGTTTCGGTAATCATACAGCACACGAACTAGCAGAGTTTTGTGCATTTCATGAACGTGTGAAACACCGCCGTGGACTTGATGCAGAAGAAATATTTCCTGAGATGCAGGATTGGATTAAGTACTGTAAGGAAGGTGGCAATGTATAGTTTAGATAGTATAAGAGTAGTTCACTTTGAAGTAACAAGTAAGTGCCAAGCACGATGCCCAATGTGTCCAAGACGGATGCAAGGCGGCCCAATGATGCCATGGGTTACGTTAGAAGAAATTACAATAGAACAATTTAAAGAATGGTTCCCTATTAGTTTTATTCAGCAACTAGATAGGCTATTCATGTGCGGCAACTTAGGAGATCCTATTATTGCAAAGGATACAGTGCCTATATTTAAATATCTTAGAGAGCATAATCCTAATATAAATTTGCAAATGCATACAAACGGCAGTGCTAGAGATGCAAAGTTTTGGCAAGGACTTGCTGAAACTAATGTAGTTGTTGTATTTGGACTAGACGGGCTAGAAGATACTCACAGTAAGTATCGTATTAATACCGACTTTAACAGAATTATCGAAAATGCAAAAACATTTATTAATGCAGGCGGCGAAGCTCGTTGGGATATGTTAGTGTTTGATCATAACAAGCATCAGACTGACGAATGTGAAGAATTAGCATATAGCTTAGGATTTAGCAAGTTTCAAAAGAAAGACTCGAGCAGATTTAAAGATGGAAAATACGTTGTACTTGACGATACTGGTACGCCTATCGATATCCTGTATCCAACTAATCGCAGTATAGAGTTTATAGAAAAAGCAGAGACGTCAATCAAGGAAGAAACTCCGGTTATTACTTGTAAGGCAAAGAATAGAAGTGAATTGTATATTGGTGCAAACGGTGCAGTAACGCCGTGTTGTTGGATAGATGTAGAATGGTTGCCACCAGTAAGTCCTGAGCGGCAAGACTATATGACAAAGTTAGGGTATTTTCCTAATTTAAATAAACAAAGTTTAACTGAAATATTTGAATCACAGTATTTTAATGAAATAGAAAATTCCTGGGGTACAAGTTGCTTAACGACTTGTAAAAAACAATGTGGAAGTTTTGACAAGTTAGGAGCACAATTTGAAAGTTAACATACAAGATGTCCTATTTTGGATGGATGCTATTCGTAACAGCGATGACAAATACCGCACACTTGAAAGTTTCTGGAAAGGCCAGGTTAACAGTAAGATTTGGCTTGCTAATGCATTACGTGTAAACTACGTTGACGATGACGCTCGTATTGTAATATACGGAGGCTGGAACGGTGTACTAGCTAGTATTCTATTCAACAGCAATATGAGCATCGAGCATATTACAAGTGTTGACATTGACGAAGACTGTCAAGAAACTGCTTACGCAGTTAATAAGAACTATGAAATAGCAGGACGCTTTACAGCAATAACAGCAGACATGTGTACTTACACAGAACCTGCTGACATTGTTATTAACACAAGTTGCGAACACATTACGCAAGAACAATACGAGCAGTGGTTATCTAATCAGCCAGATGATGCATTGATCGTTTTACAAAGTAATGATTACTTTGATCACGACGAACACGTTAGATGTGCAGTAGACGTTAGTGACTTTAGTCGTATGAGTAATATAACTTCATTATGGGCGGGCGTATTGCCGTTGCCTAAGTACAATCGTTTTATGTTATTCGGATATAAAAAGGAAAGTTAATGACTGATTCAAAAACATTTTGTCCATTACCCTTTATACATCTAGCAACTCGGCCTAATGGAGATGTACGAGTGTGCTGTACTGCTAATGCTAGTGGTGCAGGAATATCCGACGACAAAGAAGCAGGCCTTGTTAAAAAAGATGGCATTAATATGAACTTGCGTGATCATACAATTGAAGAAGTATGGAACAGTGAACAGATGCGCAGCACAAGATTGCAAATGCTTAACGGAGAAGTGCCTGCAAGTTGTACAAAGTGCTTTGCAGAAGAAGCAAAAGGAATTAAAAGTAAACGCTCTTGGGAAACTGAAGTTTGGCAACAGAGAGTGTGCTTAGATAGCATTGTGTCGTCAATGGACAATCACGGTGAATTGCCGGTTGACATTCCTTATTTTGATTTACGTCTAGGTAATATGTGTAACCTAAAATGTATTATGTGTAGTCCGCACGATAGTTCAAGTTGGATTAAAGATTGGAAACTACAGTATCCTAAATATGATCTTATAGACTTAAAGCAAGATCAAGGATGGGATCCTAATTATGATTACGCTTGGTATAAAAAAGGTTCATTTATTAAAAGTGTAAAAAATCAAGCAAAGTATATTAAAGAACTATATTTTGCAGGCGGTGAGCCATTGATGATTCCTGAACACTATTCTATTCTTGAATTTATGGTGGAAGAAGGATATGCAAAAAATTGTGTATTGCGATATAACTCAAACGGCACAGATATAAGTGACAGACTTTTAAGTTTATGGACATACTTTAAAGAAGTTAAATTTAACTTTAGTATTGATGCTGTAGGCGAAAAGAACGATTACATTCGTTATCCTAGTAAATGGGATAGTTTGCTTACTAATATACATAAGTTAGATAATACTGATGACAACGTTACAGTTAATATGGCGTGTGCAGTACAGTTGTTAAATGTAGGCAGTCTAGTAGAATTAGCAGAATGGAAACTAGCGCAAAATTTTAAAAAAATTAATCGTGCTCCTTATGGTGCAGGTGTTATAGGACTGCACTTAGTATACTTACCTAGCTATTTAAATATAAAAGTACTTCCCATAAGTGTTAAGCAACAAGTATCCGAGTCTATAAGTACATTTGCTAACACATATGACACTAAAGAATTTACTACTAACAAATACGGACGCGAGCGATGGCTAGGAATGGTAGATTTTATGAACAGTGAAGATTGGTCACACAAACTTCCAGCAGCAGTACGCTACTTAGAAATCTGCGACACAACACGCCATTTAGATTTTAGAAAAACATTTACAGAATTAAAGGACATATAATGACCCCACAAGAAATTGAAAGAGGATTACGTTGGCAGAGTCTAGTAAATCTAGGCAACCAGGTAAAGCTCAAGTGGAAAATTGAAGAGCATCAAGTAGAACAGCAGTTAGAGCAGTTTAAAGATAACTGGTGTCCTTATAATGCTAAGAAAGATACACACAATAATAGATGGGGATTACCGGTAACTAGTCATACAGGCGATGTTATGGATAATTACCATCTTAACAGTTTTGGACATATGCAAAAGTACCACGACGTTGAGATGAAAGAAGAAAACTTTAATACTCCAACTGAAGTGTATAAACAGATTCCTGACATTGCAAAACTAGTAGATGTGTTTGCTCCTGACATCGGGCGTGTACATTTATTACGCATAGACCAAGGCGGCTTCTTTCCTCCGCACAGAGACTTTCACGGAACTAGCCCGGAATACTTTAGGTTACTAACTGTGTTTGGTCGTTGCAGTCCGGAGAACTATGTGCAACTAGTAGACGGTAAGCCGTTGTATCCAGAATCAGGTTATGTTTATTTTACTAATTTTCAATTAGACCATAGTGTGTTTAGTTTTAGTGACAACCTGTATAGTCTTATTTTAACAGTAAAGTTAAATGAACGCACACAAAATCTAATACTAAACAATACAATGGCAGAATGAAACTAACATACGCTGACTCAAAAAAAGAAAACTGGTTTCTTGTTAGCTGGACGCTTGCTAATAAGTGTAATTATCGATGTGACTATTGTCCTTCATTCTTACATAACGGATCTAGTGGCTGGCCAGAAAAAGAAGACGTTCTTACTTTTGTAAAATCATTTAATTTACCAGGCAAAGAAATTTGCTATAGGATCACCGGAGGTGAACCAACACACTGGAAACATTTTACAGAATTTGCAAAAGTAGTTAAACAAGAAGGACACTATTTTAGTTTTCTTACTAATGGCAGTCAAAGCGTAGAGTATTACAAAGAAATTAGTAAGTACACAGATGGCATTATTATAAGCTACCATCCTCAGTATGCTAACGTAGACCACATTGCTGATGTAGCAAACGCTATAAGCTGTCCTGTAGCACTTAACTTAATGCTAGTACCAGAGCAGTTTAATGAGCAAGTAAGCGTTGCAGAGCGCTTATATGCGCTCACAGATGCCCTTGCAATATGGCCTAAGGTAGTAGTAGATAAAACAAGCGTTGATCATATTACTAATGAAGTGAGTAATTATACTGATGAACAAAAGTCAATAATTGCATCTTGGCCATACTTTAGAAAACTAGACGACAATGTATTACATAGAGGCGAGCTGTTATTAGACGAGGATAAGGTAACAGCTAACGATATAATTATCCGCGAGTTAAACAATCATAAAGGTTGGAAGTGCTGGGCAGGACTGCATATGATTAAAATTGACATGTATGGTAACTTGTTTAGATCCGAGTGCGAACAAGGCGGCCCTATTGGCACATTAACTAGTTACAATTTGCCTACTCAAACAATTACTTGTGGCAAAACTGTATGTGCGTGTTTAAGCGATATCTATCTGCGTAAGGAGCTCTAAACTATCGTTAAAACAAAGTACTGCTTGTGCCTTTGTTTTAGTATTATATCCAATTACTTTTATAATGTTGTTGTGAATTATAGGTCTTCCTACTAGCCAGCTGTCTAAATACTTTTCTTTAACAATAGTACCGTCGACGGATATTTTTAGTATAGGGCAACTAGGAGTACCGCTTGGAAAGAAGTAAGCATGGTTGTCTAGTGCAATGCCACTCCGATATCTATACTTGCCGCCAAACGACAGCCCAATGTCAAAGCTATAACTTTCCTTGGTAGCAGTGTCAAATACAACGCCCCAGTTACTATCGTTTGAATAGTCCTCACCGTATGGCAGCCCTATAATTTTTCCATTTACATACACTCCGCAATTATACTTTTTTGCAAAGTCGGGTATGTTTAGTTTATGCAATTTATAAATATTATGTATAGTGTCGAATTCTACAACTTCGTTAAGTCCTTCAGTTTCGCCAAACGGCAAAGCATACAATGTATTACCTACAACAATAATGTCACTATACTTTCTTGTAACAGCATTGTCTATTCCTTCTATAGGATAAGATACAATGTCATTGCCGTTAAAACTTAATAGTAGATTATAGTCTGGATCATCACCTCTAGGCATACTCCAATATCTGCCGTTACAATAAACAGTGCCCATGTGTAATTTTTTACCAGCAATTGGCAATGGGATAGACGATACAGTTTTGTTGATGTACAACCCTACATTAGTATCTTCGTAGCCTAACGGAAAACTAAATCCAGTTGATCCATTAGTTGCCATACTATAAAATTGTCCTTTGCCTTTAAACGACAACGCATGGTATATAGGTACGCCATTTTTAATTTGCACAACTTTGTTAACTTGATCCCATATACCGTAGGGAATAAACCAAATGTCGTCTCCAATTAGCTCGCAAGCATTTGTCTTACTAGTTGCATTACCTAAGTCTAACTGTAACTGGTCACCGTTAATATATTTTAATGTTGAGTAGTCCTTACATAATTCAGTAGCAAACGGAGGTGAGAATAATTTGCCGTTTGCATCTTGTAGTATAAGATGTTTTATTTCCGCTTCTCTATACCAGTCTTCGAAGGCTTTATATTTCATAGGATGCCTAAATCCATTGTTCTTACAACTTGTTCTTGTAATGTGTCGAATATTAATACAGTTTGAAATGCATCACTTTCACCATAAGGGAGTGCAAATATTACATCATTAACTATTACGCAATTATTGTATTTTTCTATTGTAGTTGAATCTTTAAAATATTCACTTACGTCTATAGTATAGTGCGAATCGTCTGTAGTGTCAACTACTAATATTTCTGCAAGGTCGCCTTGGCTTTTCCAAGTTTCTACTGGCTCGCATACGCATCCCCCTCTAGGAATGTAATAAATTTTTCCTTGACTGTTTTCTACACCTGCAAAATACTTTTTACTTTCCTTACCGATGCCTAAGTCTTTAGTATACCATGTATCGGTATTACTATTAACAATGAGCATTTCACTCCAGTCTTCTTCATGTCCTGCAGGCGGAAAATAAATTTTGCCATTACGTGCAACAGTGTGTGTATAATACATTCTGCTAGTAGCAGTTAAGCCTGTATGTTCGCTAAACCATTGTGTTCCGTCAAAGCGTAATAATAAATCAAACTCCGGGTTTTCACTATACGGCGGAGCATATAGTTTACGTCCTACCTTGGCTAGAGTAGTAAATTTTTTATTGGTGTAAGTTTTGTTAGCAATAGGTAGCCAATGATTGCGCATGTCAATAAGTTCGTATTGTTTAGCATTGCAGTCGTAATGAATTCTGCAATGAAACATTTCGTGTTCCCATGCTTCGCCGCGAGGCACTCCGTAAATGATTCCGTCTATTATTTGTGTAGTATGCCATTTTTTGCAATCTTCAAACGGCACGTCTATGTGTATATGCGTAAGAGAATGATCGTTTAGATTAATATGCATTGCCCAACTAAACGGTTCGTGTTCTCCGTACGGTAGTGCTACAATTTCATTACCGTGAATATGTCCTTGGATATACTTTCCTCTTCCTGGAATTGAAACAGCAATATACTCTATCTCGTCTGTTTCTGTATCTACTACTAATATTTTACTTTCGTTGTACGGTAAGAAATAAATTAAGTTACGGTAAACAACACCTTTTTGCCACTTTTCTGTAGACTTATCGACATCAAGTTTAATCTTTGTAATATTATATGTAACTGGATCGATCTTGAGCATATAGTCAAGCGACTCTGTTAATCCGTAAGGAGGGATGTAGATCATTCCGTTAGCACCTACGGTAGCATAACTAAAGGCTTGTGGGGTCAAATTTATCTCCAAATGCTGATTTTAAATCGTTGTGTAGTTTATTATAAGCTATGGTCTTAGGATATAAGTTAAGATTATCCCAGTCAATCATTTCGATATTATCTCCGTCAACTACTATGTTACTTAGCACCCAGTCACCGTGTGCATAGGGTGCTGTTTGATTAATGTTGTTTATACAAAACGTGTATATACGTTTTATAAATTCAGGAGTGTGATCTAATGTACTCGCAGCAACTCCTGGAACAATTTTAGTTTCGATAAACATTGAATTATCTTTAACGCCATGGGCTAGTACAAAATTAGGTTTAATCTTGTTTAATAAGTCAACGTGTGCAGATAGCCACAGTTCGTCTTTGTACGTCCATTCTTTACGATATCGATCACTAAGTTTATAAACGCATCGTTGTTTTTCTTTATTTTGTTTAATCAATACCATAGGCAGCAGCTACTTCTGGCAAATAATCTTTAATTTTTATATTACGAAAACTATCTAACTTTCGTATATTATATCTAAATTCTTCTTGTTTTAATATGTCAGCTGGATAATTTTTCCAACTATCGATATATTTAAATTGAGACTTTAATGAATCAGGTGCGTTTTTAACATGCAAGTAATCTGGATCTCGTAAAAGATTTTCATATATTTTAAATTGCTGACTACTTGCCCAGTCTTTAATTTCGTCATAGTACGCAGCATTTAAAACACTTATACACGGGCTAATGTCTACCTTACAAAACTCTGCAAATATATTTGCGTTACGTTCTATGTCAGCCCATTTGCTGCCGTGCCTAATATACTCAATTCTTTTGCCGATGGCATCTAATGACAATGTCATTACTATTTTTGGAAATTTCTTAAGAATCTTTATTACTTTAGGATTGGTAATAGTTGCATTTGTTGTAAATCTAATTATAACACTTGGATCGATTCTTTCTAAGAATTCTGGGAGATGTTTAATCATAAACGGTTCCCCACCTGCAAACGCTATTTCTTTAACAGGTAAATTTTCAAAATACGAAAAGAATTTTTCATCATACCAGTTTGCAACTGATTGCGGGAAGATCGGATGTAACGGATCAATACCGTCAATCTTCATTTGTATCGCTTCTTCGTTAATGCTGCTACTAGATCCACTCCAGCAACTAATACATTTTAAATTACAACTATTACCAAATCGTAAATCTAAATGAGAAATACCAGGACCGTAGTGATGTCTTTCTAAGCGCCTACTTTGTAAACCGGCTTCTTCTTTCCGCTTACAGCTTATACACGCATCGGGCCAGTTACCATCTTTAAGTTGTTCTTTTGCAGTTTTAATAGGAGAACTAGTAAGCCATTCTTGCGGTGTGAGTTTATGAACAGTTTCACCTGTGTTAACTTCCTGGCTTTCGCAGCAAAAACGATATTCACCGTTAGTAGCAACGTACACTTGGTTTTCCAATAATTTACATTCCATGCTATTATTTACATAAGTATTACTAGATAAAGGCGTATTATGACTGACGAGCATTACCAACAACTACAAAAATATTGGCAACAGCATAATAAAGAATACAATTATAAGTATCCTGATATGTTTGATCCTAAGTGGACTGTAACAGAAAGCGGCTGGCCCTGGATGCGGTTAAGTTCGTTAGACAACCAGCCTTGGAAAGAAATGCATTCTGAAGCAGAAGCATTATTAGAACATTTCAAGCCACACCGTGAAGATTACGGTCACGGCTGGCAAAGTTTAACATTACACGGATTAAATGACGATACCCAAAGTCTTAATCAGTATAGCAACAACAGACAGGAGACTCTTGACCAACTTGATTGGACTTGGGTAGCAGATCGTTGCCCTACTACTAAAAAGTTTTTAACAGATGTTTGGCCTGCAGAATATCTCAATCGTGTGAGATTTATGTTGCTAGAGCCGGGCGGTTATATACTTCCGCATCAAGATAGGCCCAGTGATCAAAAACGTCTAAGTGTATGTAACATTAGTCTTAATATGCCAGATGGATGTGAGATGATTATGAAAGATAAAGGCCGTGTTCCATTTGACAACAACGGTTCTGCTATGCTAATGGATATCTCCAATGAACATGCAGTATGGAATAGAAGCAACACTCCTAGAATACATATGATTATACATTATGAACTAGGTAGAAGGCTGCGTGATTTTTTCTATGTTCTACGTAGCAGCTATTATACAAATAGAGAACAATGAGAGATTACAATAGCATTTCAGAAGGTGAACGTTACTTCAATACTGCCCAGGTAGATATTCCTGTAGGCGTTAGTATGTTGGATATTAGTAGAGATATTCCTAATTATTTTGTACGTGAACAATGTTTTAGCATGACACATTGGATGATTAACCAAAGTGTAAAACAGAATCTTTGTGAGTACAGAGGGTTTAACCATAGCGTTAAAGAGTTACTATTAGCTAGTAAACGTGCAGGAGATAAAGTATGCATTATCTTAGCACAAGGAATGATGGCGCCTCGCCTCTATAAAATCATTAACAAGACTGCAACATACTTTAGAGAAAATCCTAACTTTTTCGTTGTTGGACATATTATGGCCAAACAAGAAAGATACCCAGGGTTGCATAGACAGATGCTTATAGTTAACATCGAAACTTGGGAGCGTCTTGGCGAGCCTGAATTTCTTGAGCAAGGATTTTTTTGGGATAGAATACCGACATATCCTAACTACACATTAAGCGAAGAAACTATGAGTGCAGACTATACTCCAGCTTGGATTGCTCCTAGTAGCGGAACGCAAAAATGTAGTGTAGTCGAAGACGGGTCAAATTGGATAGCACTGGCACTTGAAAATAACATAGTTATAGATAACTTAGATTTTGAAATGCGTGAATGTAAAGCATTTTTATATCCTTACGAAGATTCTGATTTATTAGAAAAGGCCTGGAAAAACCTACAAGACGAAACTTTAATTGATTCCATTAAAAATTATACACAACGTGCTTGGCTAAGAAAATTAGCGTACCAAGAATTTATTGAAAAAGATAGAGTGTATGCGTATAACACAGAACGTCTTAGCGGAGAAGGTGTAAGAGCACCTGCGCCTATAGACAGTATTTTTTCAGCAGCAGCAGGATTTAAAACCCTAGCACTATTACGAAATAACGGCTTTCACGAAAATACAATAGTTAACTATTACGATTGGTGTGACTCTAGTATTAACTTTAAAAAGCATTTGTTAGAAACTTGGGACGGAGTTGACTTTGATAAGTGGTTACTAGAACACGACTTAGAGTATAATTTTTCTAGTACATATCGCGGCAACTATTCAAAATTTTGGAAGAAAGAAATTGAAAAAGAATTTGAAAGTGCAGAAAAATTCAAAGAGTTATGGGACAGATATAGAAAATTAGAACATAAGTTTTTTGTTGTCGACTTAGTTAATGAGCCAGAAAAACTTATAGAAGAAATTAATAACCAATCTGGCGTCAAAGTATTATGGACTACTAATATTTGGCCAACTATGATGTTGCATTGGAATGTACATATAGATACCATAGAACAAAAATACTTGGCGTTTGAATCAATGCTACCTAAGGACATTGTCCTATACGGACAAGATTACCTAGCAAATGATTTGCAAGATAGGATTCGCAGTGACACTAGCGAAAGTCATCCTAGATTTAATACTGTATGGAAAGATCTATGAAACGATATATAGAACAGCACGACTCAATAGAACTTGGCTGGAAAATTAAACCTTGGTTTCCTGTCGATCTTGATTTACTACGTGCGTGGTATGATAATTTAGAAACTAATTTTATTGATTGGAAGTTTATTGTCGGAGAAAATAAACACATATGGCAATTTCCAATTAGCGATCCGGATGCAAAGACTGGGCATAGATTTATGGACGACACTGCATATTATACCTTATGTTGGAATAGTAATGAGCCCGGACCTAAGCCGTTTGAGCAAGGATGTGCCAAGGAAGAATATCGCGACGATGACAACGATGAATTAAATCCACGTAAATGTTTTGACGGTTATGCATTAGATATTGTACAAAGTCTTCCAGTACGCAGTAAGAAATGGTTAGTAACTATCCATACACCTGGGACAAAATTAATTACCCATCAAGATTCTCCTGACAAAATTCGTGTACATATTCCTATACATACTAACAAAGATAGTAATTGGATTATCGACGGCGAAGAAATACATATGGAACCAGGCTGGGCATATCTTGTAAATACAACAATCCCACATAGTGTAGAAAATAAAGGCACTACTGATAGGATACATTTATATGGCAAAGTTTGGACAGACGATGTACAAAAACTTTTTAGTTAAAGAACTTGATATTAATTTTAACTTAGAGTATGCTTTAGAATATTTAAATATTTTAGAAAGCAAATTTAACCATCTTCGGTGGAACGTTGAAGATGAAATTAATTCAGTAAGAGATGCAGATTTACAAGACAGTATAAAAGGAGTTTATGGATGGGGAATTCAAAGCAATTTAGAAGATCTCAATGCACCGTGTCCACCTTATAATATACATAAAAATAGTAGCGATGTATATCGTAATACTCCACTGGTATTTGGATTTGCAGAACAACTTTTGCAAATGTTTCCGTCTGCCAGGCAACTAAGTATTGCAGCACACCCGCCAGGTACAAAAATTAGGACACATACTGACACTGACACCTGGCTAAAAATACATATTCCTTTAATCTCGACAGAGAACAGTTGGTTTATATTTGATGACAAAAAGTTTTATATGAAGCCAGGAAAGATGTATTTGGTAAACACATCAGTTCCGCACAGTACTAATAATGAAGGAACTGACACTAGAATTCATTTGTTTTTTAAAGTACCATCGGACATTGACTTATGATTAATGTTTTTTCTAGAGACGATATGATTGAGTATGTTAAAACACACGGAGTATTAAAGGACCAATTTTATATATCTATACTTTCGACTGGCGGTCCTAAAGGTATTCCTATATTCGAAGATCTGCCTAATGTAATTACAGAAGTGTTTGATGACGTCGAGTACGATTGTATTAAAACACAGTACCCGGATGGTACAGCTCTTAGATTTGCAAGAGCTTTGACAAGTAAACAAGCAGACAATATAGCAGCCTTTATTAATGCTCTTCCATCTAATTATATATTAAATATACATTGCGTACACGGTGCTTCTAGAAGTGTTGCAATTGCTGAAGCAATTAAAAACAAACCGTGTTCTAAAGATGTAAACAAGCGAGTTTATAAAATGGTCAAGGAGCGACTAGATGGCATTTCATAAGACTAAAGAAGAATTAGAAAATGACAACAGTTGGCACTTTATTGAACTAACAAAGATGCACATTGATGTTCCTAAATTAACTAAGTGGTATGATGATGTACTAACAACATTGCCTCATTTACGTTTTAATTTTGATAGACAAGATTTAGTAAAGCCCGGAGTAATGCAAAATATTTTATTAGGCCCAATGCATAGCTTTGGCATGAGTTGGCCAGTAGAACAAGAATTACCTATACCTCCTAGATATGCAGCATTGCCATATTTATATCCAGAAACGTTAGTTGATGAAGATTTATTTTCGAGTCAAATGAAAGTTATGGAACAATACAAGTTTGGATACTTTAAAGAATTATTTGAGTTATACGGAGAAGATTTCTTTTCTTGGGCACGAATAACAGTACACGAGTCTACAGCAAAGATTGATCCACATAGTGATTCAGAAGGCGGCGATGATATGTATAGATTGCACATTCCTATTATAACTAACGATGATGCAATGTTCAATTGGGATGATTCGAGTTACAATTTTAAAGTAGGCAAGGCGTATCTAATTAACACTAGTATTACACATAGTACGCATAACAAAGGCACTACAACTAGATCGCATATTATTTCACATCCTAAAAATATAAAATGGATTTTAGAGAACTTAGCATGAATAAAACAATATGTATTGTTGGCGGAGGCAGCGCAGGGTGGATGGCTGCTGCGTATTTGGCAAAAAACACTCCGCATACTATTAGCCTTATTGAAAGTAAGAACATTCCTATAATCGGTGTAGGCGAAAGTACCTTTGCAAGTATGCCGACATTTCTAACAGAGTTGGGTATTACTGACGAAGACATTTACAAGGATTGTAGTGCTGTTAGGAAGTATGCAATTAAGCATCACAATTGGAACGGCGACGGCGAAACTTGGACACATCGCTTTTGTTATAGTGACGACGACATAGAACAGCAGGATGCGTTAATGAACGATTACGCAATTCCAGAAGAGAAATGGCGTTACGGGTTCCATTTAGATGCTACAAAGTTAGGACTATTAATTAAAGAAAAGTCTGCTATTCCAAATGGCGTAGAGCACATTATAGATGATATTATTGACGTTAATGTTACTAATGGGCAAGTAGATAGTATTGTGGGCAATAACGCAGTGTATACAGCAGATATGTTTGTAGACTGTACTGGATTTAAAGCATTACTTAGGGGAAAACTTCCTGCAGAATATAAATCGCACAACGCACTAATTAACAATTGTGCAGTATGCGGTCCGGGAACATATGACAACGATGAAGCTCCGTTACCGTATACCGAAACATGGGCAATGGACTACGGGTGGAAGTGGAGAGTATGTTTACAGCATAGAACAGGAAACGGATATGCTTTTAATAAAGACATGATTTCTGTAGAAGAAGCAACGCAAGAATTTATTAAAACAACACCGGGACTTAACAAAGATAAAATTTTTGTTGTAGATATAAACAATACATACAACCCCGAACCATGGAAGGGTAATGTAATTTCGTTTGGACTTAGTTGCGGATTCTTAGAGCCACTTGAAGCAACTGGGCTGTACTTAGTGTACGGACCTTTAGAATTTTTTACGAGATTACTTGATGATCCAAAAGGTGCTCAAAAGTTTAATAGATTATGGAATCGGTTGTATACACATGTTACAGAATTTGTGTCACATCAATTTACAACTAGTAAACTGAATCATACAGAATATTGGAGAAGTATTCCTAAAGTTGACAAAGTTGAACCTAAACACGTTCATTTTAATAATAGTGTGTTTACTTACTACAATTATAAGTTACTTGCAGATGTGAGAAACTTGCCTCTAGTTGTTAAGTAATTTTCTACATTTAATCTATACAAATTTTGAGTAGTGTAATACAGCTCAATACCTTCGTGTTCTAAAGTTAGTAATCCACGTTTAACCATAAGCGGTGCTATAGATCTTGTAAGCCTGTAGCTGCTAGGAGCATGAGTATTCTTATGTGTATTTGTACTAATATATAATTTAGCATTAGGATTGTGTCGAGTTATTTCTTGCACTTGTTCGTGTAATAAGTATGACCAGTGTACACTGCTCTTAAAGTAATTTTTAGACATACCGACAGGATTGTAGTTAGGTAGTTGTGCACCTCTGAATAATACACGATACGAGTTGCTATCTAGCTCAAGTTTATGATAACCTGCTAGAGAATAAATTTCATTATTGTCAACAGCAGCAAACCATTTGCCCTGCTGCCATTTCATCTTTTCTAAAGAACTGTTGTTTTCGATGCCAAGGGCACTGCATTTATTACAGAATTCTACAACACGATCAATGTCAGACTCATTTAGTTTAATAATATGTCTATTAGGATTATTAAAAATCATTTTTCCATGTACTCTTATTACTAGTATCTAGTCTATGTAAAAACGTTTTTGTTTCTAAATCAAATATATCTCCGGTATGAAACCCGTTTATAACACATTCGCCTTCTGCTGTAAATTCCACAGCGTATCCGTCTTTAGGCGTAAAATCAAATGAACTTGTGTTATAACCTACAAATACCGGAGGAGGCATCTCTGTCAATCCGTACCAATTTGCTACTGTTTCGACGCCTTTATTTCTAAATGCATCAATCATTGCTTGATCAATTGCTCCGCTTCCTACAACCATGTAGCGAACACAATTCATATCTAGTTCGTGCCAACCTTTAGTCTTACTTAATATTTCGTAGTGTCGTGGTACTAAACTAATAACTGTGGGTTGAAATTCATTAAACGATTTAACATAATTGTAAGGATCAAAGTTAGTGCTAAATAAATGTGCGCCTGCGGTTAACGCTGGCATTGCAGTCACAGTGTAGTTTGCAATCACATTTGCTGGAAATACATTTAGAACACGATCATGCTTTGTAAGACCTATTTCTTTTATAGATCGTTGTACATGTTCAGTAATAGATTTATGATGTATTAACTTAGGTTCTTTAGTACTTCCGCTAGTGTGCAGTGTAATCATAAATTTTAATCCAATTATTGGTTTGCACAAATATTTATAGATAAATAATTAAAGCAGCATATAATGTGAACAATGGAATACTAAATTATGATTGAACAAATACACTTTTTTGGATGTAGCGTTACCGCGGGCAACGAACTATGGGAAGAAGCACACGTTACGGGGTACAATGACCTGTCGTTTAAAGAAGCACGTAAAGTTGCTAAAGACGCAGATCAGAATCTTATTGACCCGTATAATTATAATAATTCGTTTCCTGCGCTAACTGCTAAACTACTAAATGTAGATAATTTTAAAAATCACGCAATTCCTGGAATTTCTAATAAAGAAATTGCTGCAAGAGCAATTGCCGCTTTTCCCGAAGACAAATACACTAACACAGTTGCGCTAATTCAGTTTACTACGCACAATAGAATGGTGTTACGATACAAAGAAACTGACACTAGCTCAACAGTTGGTAGCTTTGTTATTCATCCAACTGCCGGACACGATAGTAGACTTTCACGCAAGCAGGGTAATTTGTTAACAGAAATGTTCTTTGAGTTTTTTAACGAGTCGTTATTATCTCAAGATGATCATATGTTTGTGTACTACGCAGTAGAAGTATTGAGAAATAAAGGAATTGATGCGCACATTTTATGGTGCGACATTCAAGTCGGCGACTGGATTCACTGGGATCACGATGCAGGTGCAGCTGACAATAATAAAGAAATTAGTATTAAGTCAGATATAGAACCTGACTATATGCAACCTGTTAATACATTTATTGCTAAAGAGTACCATAAATACAATCCAATAGGGAAAACTTTTAACGACGTAGTAGGCAACAATCAAAGATTGCCAAGATTTCACTATTCGCAAGCATCACATGTTTTGATTGCCAACGCCCTAGCAGAGAGGTTTAAAGATGTTTAATTGGATTCGAACACTATATATTAAAATTAAATATAGAAAAAAACTTAAAGAGCTATCGAAAAGATCACCGTATATTTACAGATAAAATAGGTAACTAATGAATTCTTCTAAAAAGAAAGTAGTGATTTATGTACCTGATTCAACTAGCGGCATCTATCTTCCGCTGCTTTGGGCCAGTGCTAAAAGCTACTATGAAATTAAAGGACAGCGGCCTGACGAGTACGAATGGATTCATCCGCGCATTAATTATGAATTCAATTTTGAAAAACTTAAAGAACAATTACTTAAAATAAAACCAGATGTATTTGGTATTAGTATGTACATCTGGAACGATGTACAATGCCTTGAAGCAGCTAAATGGGTTAAAGAAACTTTTCCTAACTGTTTAGTAATAAGCGGCGGCCCACAACAATATTTTAAACATGAAAGAGATTGGTTTGAAAAGTACACATTCCTTGACGCAAGTCTTGATGGCGGACAATATGGCGAAGTTACTATTGCAGATATCCTAGATAATCTAACTGACGATAACAAAGTTGATTGGGATTTAGTTACTGAAGTAGTTTATCCTGGAAAAACTATTCTGCCAAAAACAGATCGAGGAATTCTTAAAAGTAAAAAGCGTATTAACAAACGAGCCTTTATGTGGGATTACAGTCCTTATGATATGCAACGAGATGTTATATTAGAGTGTTCTAATGAAATTAGATCGCTAACTAGCGAGAATGAAACGTATGACGTTAATGCATATGTTAATGGAAAATTAGAAACAACTCGAGGTTGTCCTTATGCGTGTGCGTTCTGTGATTGGGGCGGAGGCATTGCATCAAAGGTTATTCAAAAATCTGTAGATAAAGTTAAGTTAGATATTAATGTTTTAGAAGAAGCAGGTTGTTCTTATATTTTCCTTTGTGATGCAAACTTTGGAATAATGCGTGACCGAGATATTGAAATTATGAACTATCTTGCTGAACGAAAAAAGAAAAATCCATTTTTGTTTCATGTATACTTTGGCGGCTTTGCTAAATCAGACAAGCACACTGAAGTCATAAAAGAAATTTTAGACATTGATGCAAGGCATAATCTAACATGGGATTTAAGCTACAAAGCTAGTATACAAAGTATTCATAAAGATATTTTAGATAACATTAAACGTACTGACATTTCTTTTGAAAAGCACATTTATTTGGCCAAACATCTTAAAGATAATTATAATTTTTCTTCATATGCTGAATGTATTAGTGGTCTTCCGGGAATAACTCCTGACAGATGGTACGAAGAAATGAATGTTTTTGCATCGCACAATATGGACATTTGTTTGTACAACTGGCATATGCTTCCTGAAACACCGAGTTACGATCAAGCATTTAGAGATAGAATGGGCATTAAAACTGTTGAAAAGTTTAATAACATGCAAACTAATAACTCTACATTACGTAAGAGTGAAGTAGTAGTAGAAACTTTTAGTTATACTAAAGAAGATTATAAAGAAATGTGGATGGCATATGCTATTCAACGATCGTTTTGGGCAACAGGCCTATTAAGAAAAACAATCAAACAGATCTTAAAACAGTCAGACATTGGCTACGGCGACTTTGTTAAAATGTTTTATAGAGATTTTTTAAGAGGCAACCCCGGACCTGTATTTAAAAAATATGTAGATCAGGTTGATAAACAGTATGCTGATTATTATGATCCAAACAGCGATGTTAGTAATTTGTCAATTATGTTTCCTACAGCTAATGTGCCAATGCAAAGTTCTCTTATGCTATTTTATTTTTACAATCTCGACAACTGTAGAGATACATTAGTGTCATGGTTAATACATAACTTTCCGTACCTTAATGAAAAGGCAATTAACAAAGAGCTTGACAAATTTATTACTGTAAACAATAGATACACTACTAAGTTCAGTTTAACTAGAGCAATTAGTTTTAACAACAGTGTTATTGACCAATTTAAAAAAGACACAGAAGGTAACTTAGTAGACTTTATAGTTACTCAAATGGAAACTTATACTAACACCAATTTCTTGACAGCAAGGGCAATAGGTGTATAATGAAGGTAACAAAGTTTCCTGTAGGTAATTATGGAGTTATTATTGACGATTTAGACCTCGATAATATTACTAATGAAGAATGGGAAGAAATTGGTAAACTCCATTTAAAGAACTTAGTTACAATTATACGAGGCAGTAAGTGCAACGTAGACCAATTTTCTAAACTTATACACCAATGGGGTCCTGAGTTTTGGAGTTTAAAATATTCATTACTTAAAAAGTATAATCTAAACTGGAGTACTTTTCAAGCAGCAGTACTAGCTGACTTACCTATTATTGAACCAATAGATAAAGAAATTTTAGACATTCTTTACAAGGCAAGTGTAACTGCTGAGAATGGTAAAAGCATTAATTTTTTTAGTTCGTCAAAAGACGAAAAAGGTGATTACGGATTATACGGCGGCCAAGAATTAGACTGGCATATGCACAGCAGCGGCAACTATGTTTTTGAACATGCTGTTAGCTTACTAGCTGCTAAGAACGTTGTAGGCACTGCTACGGGCTTTGTAAGCACTGCTGATTACTATGAAAGTGTCTCAGAAAGTTTTAGATCAGAACTTAATGACATGATTGTATTACACAAATACGATAGTGCAGATGTAGACCCTCCTTTTAGACCAAGTGAAGAAGCAGTACTTAAATTTAAAATGTGCCCAGTGGACTATAATGAAGTGCCTATGGTAATACAAAGTCCTGGAGGAATTAAAGGATTGCACTTTTCTCCTCCTACTATGTACAAAATTAAAGATGCAACTGAAAAAGAAAGTCAGAAAATATTTAATACTATTTCAAAAAAATTGTTTAGTAAGAAATATATTTATGATCATTGGTATACGCAAGACGGCGATTTTTTAACATTTGACAATAGCATCACACTACACAGACGAGTAGGTCAAACAGACGACAGAAAAATATATAGAATAGAACACACCTACGATAATCTGTTAGATAAATTTTACGAACCGTTTTTACAAGAAAAGTATGCTAAACAACATAGAAAAATGATTAGACAAATTATGAATCTAGATAAAAGTTCTGGATTTATTAAGCCTCCATTTAAGATTAAGGATTTATTATGACACCTAAAGAAAAACAAATTAAAGAGTTTTACGACACTATTACATTTCCGGGATTATATAAATCTATAGATGTTGTTGAGTATGGTGACTATTTAATCTACGAACGTTACTTGAGATTCTATGAAGATAATGATGTAACTACAGTTCTTGACATTGGGTGCGGCAGCGGATTTGTCACTAATGTTATTGCGTATAATAATCCGCATCTAAAAATTACTGCTATTGATTTCAGCGACACTATTGAGCACGGAAAGAAAATTGCAAAAGAGTTAGGCATTAAGAATATTAAATGGGTCAAAGCAAACTTTTTAACAAAGAAATTTAATAACACATATGACGTAGTGTTTGCTAACGGCTCTTTACATCATATGCCCGAATATAAAACTGCTGTAGAAAAAGCAAAGTCGTTAACGCATAATTTCTTATTAGTTGGGCTTTATAACAAATACGGCAAATGGATACAACGAAACATAGTCCCCAAATTTAGTACTGTTTGTTTTGAATTAGATCAAATGTCTATTCCGTTTGAACTTAGTTTTACACATAATCAATCTAAGAAAGCATTTAAAGAGTTTAAACTTGTAAAAGTTACTCCTAGTATATTTGGTGTGGGCGTAGACTTTGTAAGTCTGTTTAGAGGTAAATGGGGCGGATTTACGTTTTATACGTTTAAAAGATAATCTGAAAACATAGCAACAGCTAATCCAAAACTAACGTGTTTAGGTTCTGATTTTTCAGCAAGTGGTACTGCTAAAGTCCAACGCCCTTTGGGACCAGGACAGTATGTACTGTGTAACATTCCTACTTGTACTAAACTAGGAATATTTGTAGGTGTCCTGTGTATTTCATTGCACTGATGAGCTTCTGCTCTTAGATAATTTACGCCAAATGTAGTTGTAATTGGTTCGGGTGCGAATCCTTTTTTAGGTTGCCACCAGATAATTTCGCCATCACCGTATGAGATATTTAATCTTGCAATATCGCTTATATGGTCTGTATCTGCATGTAACCAAATACCTCCGCCGGGCGGAGTATAAAATGCCTCCCAAGATGGAATACGTAGTCCGGAAATACCTTCCATAAAGTCTACAAACTCTTTGTTAATCATTGTCTTAGGATCAAGTTCTACATGATTTAATTGATCGGGATTTTCCGGAAATAATTTAAACAGATCTATTTCCGGCATCACTGGAAGATTTAAGTACTGGTGTACATATGGCTTTCTTTTAAATAGATTAAACATTAAAAAATATCTTCTTTATTTCCTCTGCTATTAACTTGTAACCTTCAATAGTAGGGTGCATGTCATTAGTCATATAAGTAGCAGGGCCGTCCATTTTAGGATAATGATTTGCTACGGTTTCGTAGTCATCTGCGCATACGTTGTCGCGCCTTGCAAATAATCGAGCAAAACAATCATAGTCAGTGTGACTATGTACACATCGACTCCAGTCTATCTTATTTGCAACATCGGGGCACATTTTCTTTAAATATTCTTCGCCCCGTATTTCAAAACCGTTTCCAAATACAAAATCAAATCCATTAGCTTTGGCAAAGTTTTGTGCTTCTAAAATACAACAAGCAGTTTCTACAGCAGCAGCACTTGCACTATATAACTTTGAATACATAATGTGAATATCTTTATGATCTAAAAAAGGCCAAAGTGTTTCAAACTTATAATGATCTTCTTTCCAGCCTTCTTTAAAAAGATCAAACCGTTCAAAGCCTGTAAGAATTAAAACAACAGTACCGCCATTATATTCATCAAAGTCATTTAAGTATAAACTGCGCACTGCGCCTCTATTGCCAATTGCACGTTGACCTAAATTAATTGGAGTATAATCTAATAAGTCTGCTAGTCGTTTAACCCAACTGTTTTCTTGTTCCATAGGAATTAGGTGCATAGACTCGGATAGTTTCTTCCACATGCGTCCGTTATTAGCATCCCAAACTTCTTTAGTGTAGCCACCTTCTCCCTGCGTCCAACTGTCGCCTATGCCTATTATTGTTTTCATACTTGATCTTTACTCACGTATTCGCTAAGTTTATCTAATGCTTCGTCCCATAATACTCTGCGCTCGCTACCAATATGCACTAGCGCAAGACTTAATGTCCATCGACCTTCTTCACTAGGGTTCCACGTACTATGAAATGTGCCTATGTTTACAAGGCTTGGTTTATTAATTTCTACTTCAAGTAGTTTCTTACAATGGCGTTCTTTAGCAGTAAGATACGGTAATCCAAACTCTGTTTGAAAAGTGTCAATGTATTTTTCATGTTTTGGCTCCCACCAAATTAACTTACTTTTAGGAGCACCGTATGTCCAATTAATTTTAACAACATCAGATAGTTCAGGAGTGTCAGTGTGAATAGGAATCTTCCCCCCATAAGGCGGAGTATAAAATGCTTCAACCCAAATTGGATTAAATCCTACACCTTCAATCCATTTAATAAGTTCTAGATTAATTTCTGTATCCTCAACCGTAATGTGTCGATTGAACATAGGATCATAATCTGTTCTAGCAAATAGATCAATTTTAGGATCTACAGGTATATCGAGAAATCGATGAAAACGATTTTCTTTCTTTTTCTTTTTAAACAAATCAAACATTGACATAATTATCTATGGTGTACTTACTAACTAAGCAATGATCCTTATATTTTTCAATACTGCGATTTAGTACAGTTTCGTATTGTTCTAGATCTACAATTGCAATAACAACTGCTAAGATTTTAGAATAATTATCGTCCTTAACGCTACCATGCACACAACGTAAGTTGTTCCACATGTAAGTATTAGTTTCTTCAAGCTGTGGTAAGAAAAACGTATCCTCTACGTTATACGGTTTAGTAGGGTTATCCATTACGTACAATGTAGACTCCGGGTTTTCATCATAAAGCGGAATTCTAAATGAATTTGGACCATCCCACATTTCTGCACTATCTCTATGCTCAGAGAATGTTTGTACACTTGACCATAAGTTTAATGTTAGTATATCCTTTACGGGAAGCGACTCGTGAAATTGCTGCCATAACTTTGGAAATTCTTTTTTAAACTCGTCAGTGTGCATATTTAAATCCCAGTCGTCGCCTACTTTTTGTATTAAATCTACTGAATAGAATGGACTAAATTCTGGCCCTGTGACTTGTGCTACATAATCACCGTTTTGCTTAACTGGTTTAATAGCGTGTTTAAAATACCAATCCTTAAAGTGTTCAGGATCATCAAGTTCAAACTTTGGTACGTCAATAGGCACTGCTAAGTATTTTCCAAATTTCTTCTCTATATCGTAAACTTTAGGATCGTTGCCTAGGAAGTTTTCAATTTGAAATTTTCTTTGAGTACTAATATGCTCTACTAATTTTGAACTGTCTGCTGTTTCTCTTGCTCGTGCAGCTAGTGCATTTTCAGTTGGTTCATACCGCATTAGATTATTTCTCCGTACTTTGCTCTTATTTCTTTATAGTTATCTCTAGTGAACTTTTCACTAGACAGGTCAATAGTTTCGTCATACGGATCACAAGGGGTCATTCCAATATGTGCCATATCTAAATCAATCATAAACACTACTCGCCATTCGTTAGAATTATTATACGCACTATGTGTATGTTGATTATTAAATCCCCAAATATTATCCCAAGTAACTTCTTCGCCACTAGCTTCTAAAAATACATCTCCTTCAGGAATAATAAGAGGAATATGAATCCTAATATATTTTCCGTCTCTGTTCTCAGGACCACTATGTCTATTTAATATAGTATGAGGAGCAAGTATAGTGTAATTAGCAATAGGACAATACTCGTTGTATTCTTTTACTAGCTTATGTGCAGTAGGGTACTTACGAGCAATTCTATCTCCGTCACTTCTAGCAAACTGAAAATCAATCAGTTCATCATGTCTGCTGTATTTAAATTGTATGCCCTTCCAGCCCGACATGTCTTTTTCATATTCACCTGTCTCTAGGTTTTTTATTTCAACGCCTTGTACAGTTTCGTCTAATGCTACACCAAACATACGTAAATCTAAATTATCTGTAGAATACTTTTTACATGCTTGTTCTAAAGAATCAAATCCTTCTAGGAATTCGTCACGGAGAGCATCTTGAAAGCCCATAAGATAATCGGCGATAGGAATTTCATTTCCTCGCCAAATTTTCTTCATTTGGTAAATTTCTTCTAAGGATTTCTTATACATAATATAGCACCCTCCATCAAGTGCTATATTATTTATTATTAGATATTATGTCCAGGTGCCATCTTTGGCTACGCGAGTCCAGTTGTTGTCTGAATGGCAAAAGTAAATATAATCAGCATCGCCTGAAACTTGTCCTGCTTTACCTGTAGCAGTAGGACCAGTTGGAACTGCAACAACAGTTGTTACTGTTTTAAAAGTAGTTCCGTCAAAGATTACAGGAGCATCGCGATCACCGCCATAACCAATTGAACCTTCTTGAGCAATTGCACCAAATCCTGCTAGTTCTGCTTCACTAGCATTATAAAACTTAACCGCAGTACCTGCATCAAACACCCCATCAGGTTGGAACGCAAATTGACGATAGAGCCCGTCAGCGTTTAGCACACTAATTTGTAGTTTCGAACTAAAGTTTCCGCCACCAATGTCAGATTCAACAGTTGAACGTAATACACTTGCTTTTTTATATTCTGCACCATTATAAGCTTCGAAGATCATTGAACCAATTGTATCTGTGTTTATTACAGAATTTGGCGTAGTTCCGGTGTATCGAGCAGAGTTAATTACAAAGTCTGTTCCTTGGTCACTATCTGCTATACCTCTAAGTGTTAATGGATTATTTGCCCCATCAATTAGAAATGCCTGTCTTGCGCTTGGAGAACCGATAGCAACAAGCGGCTCAAGTGATGGTAATAGCGAGTCATAATTATTAGCTACTTCTGAACCACTAATAATGCTGCCTGCTAGAGACATTGTTCCGTTGCTAATATTACCACTAATGCCGTCAACTAGTGTAACTGAATCGTCGCCAAATACTGAGCCTTTAATACCAGCTGCTTCAACTAAGCCGGCTACAGTTAAGTCTCCGGTAGTGCCGTTGTAAATAACTGTACTGTCTGATTGAATAATACTTCCGTCTGTTACAATATTTTCTGCAACTAGTTGACCGTTAATTGTTGCACCTGCACTAGTTAATTCACCAGTAGCAGTAATTGTTTCAGTTGTAATAGTTTGTACATGCAAGTTTCTCCAGGAAGCTGCACCGTCACCTAAGTCGTATGCGTTTGTCATCTTAGGAGTTAATGAACTGCTAATTTGTCCACCAATAATAATGTTATCTTCAACACCATCGCCTAGATTAATATTACCACTAGCAGTAATAGTACCAGTAATATTAATATTACCTGTTCCTACAATGTTATTGCTATTGAGATCTAAATCTCCGCCTAGCTGTGGTGATGTGTCGTCTTTAACCTCACCGGAAACAATTACGCCTCCTGGTATTAGGTCGTTAGTTACACTGTCTCTTGCGCCAACATACAACTTATTAGTGTCTGTAGCAAAAACGATTTCGCCTTCTACAAACCCAATGCCTTGTCTTTCAGCGTCCGTTCCTCGTCTTACTTGTAATGCCATTTAATATGCTCCTGGAAACATTCAATCTTATAATGTATTTATGCCTTTAAGACTACTTACGCTTCTTCATAAAAATATTAGTGCGCTTTTTAATATCTTCTTTGACTCGTTGGGTATCGAGTCTAAAATCAACACTAGAAATCTCGTCTTGGTATTCGTCCATTAATCCTTCAATGGCACTTTCAATGTCAATACCCTCCGGATTCTTTTGAGGATCTATTTCCCAAATTTTTCCGTCATTGAATGTCACTCTTATGGATTGTAAGTATTCAATCGGTACAACGTCTATACTTACATCTTTAAGAACTTCAGGCCAATGATCGATAACTTCTTGAGGTAACTTTTTTCCGTTAGCCACTTTTCTTGGTCTTTTTCTTGGTCGGCACAAGCTCTTCAGCTTGTCTACGCAATGCAGCAGCTTCTTTACTCATACGATCTGCATCACTTCTATATTTAGCCGCGAGCTCTTCGTCGGTTAATACAGTGTCTTGCGCTAATGCTGCCGCTTCAACTACTGCTTGCGGAGCGTCTAAATCAATTTCTTCTAAAACAACATCTTCATTTTTAGTAGCTGCTTGTGCTGCTTTAGCTTCAGTTGACTGTGACGGATCGGTAATTGCTAAGTCTGCAATTGTAATACCTTTTTGACTAGCAATCAGTTGATTAAGTTCTGCTAAATTAACAGTATTATGATTGTCCGGAGTCATTTCAACATCACCTTGACTTACTTTTACCATCTTGCCTGTTGCATGAAAACGTGCTAACATGTTTGCACCGTCAGGTAACCGTGTACGAGCCATAACTTCTGCAAACTCATTAGCAGACTGTCCTGCATCTGATTCTACAGCTTTAATTAGAGCATCATGCTCTTCAGCCATAAGATTTTCAGTTGTTACTACTACTGCATTTTCTGTATCGTTAGGCAATACTCTGTATGCAACGATAACTTTTCTTTTATTCTGGACCATACGGCCTACGTGTTTAATAGCCATTACTATTCTCCTTGTGCTTCCTGTTGCTGTTGTGCTTGTACAGCAGTTAGGAATGCTTCTAATTTGTTATAAACAGTTCCAACCTGTGCCATTTCATTTGGCTTAAAGGTGCCACGCTGACTTGCAACATCAATAATTGCTTTCAGTGAAGACAGGTCTTGTACAGTAAGTTCTGGACCAGCTGGTGCTTGTGCTTGTGCAGCCGGTGCTTCGGTAGCAACAGCAGATTCTTTAGTTGTGTTCTCTTCGCTCATTTAATGATTCTCCTAAAATTAAGTGCGCATATTATTTACTTGTATTTCAAATATGGACACGCCAAAGTGAAATAAGAAAGTTCTTTCGGATTTTCAAAAGCTATTTCAATACCTTTTTGAAATTGGTTGTTACTATCTAATGATGTAACATTTCCAACATAGAATCGACCTTTTAAATGATCATGTATCCATTTAACAATAGTCTGTTCTAAGTTGTAAATTTGTTGATCGATTGTTATCTTTTCAAAGTGCGGCGAAGGCACTTGTAGTTGCCTTACACCATAAAAGTTTAGTGGATTAGGATCACGTATGTTACGCGGCATTGTCATAGTGTGCAGTTACTCCGAATGGTGATTCTAAGTTCTTGTCATGGTGCGAGTGAATAATAAACACTGTATCGCAGTAGTCCTCATCGCCCCAGCTACCCCAGGGATATCCGTCTGTAAACATAAGAAACTTCTTAGGTGTAATGTCGTTCTCTTTCATATAATGCCAGTTAACGTCAAAGTCAGTACCGCCGCCGCCTATAATATCGTAGTCTAACAAGTCCTCGCCACCGTCTGCACTAAAGTCCTGTTCGTTGTACACCTTAGTGTCAAAGCACCAAATTTTAATATTGTAATCCGGATACTCATCCATAATACCTTTGATCTCACTTAAGAAGTCACGTGCTTGTTCATCACCAATTGAACCGCTCATGTCTAGTGAAATGCATAGATCAATTGTTTCATCAAAGTCCATGCTTGGCAAAATAGCACCGCTCATTTGTCCTTTACGTGAAGGACGGCTAAACGTGTAGTCGCTACGGATAGTACTTTGGATCTGCTGACGTAGTATTTGCCGCCAATCCATTTTAGGCTCTGTAAGCTCTTTGATCATACGCTGAATTTCAGCAGGTGTATTTCCAGCGCCGGCGGCTTGAGCGGCACTAAGCATAGACTCTTTGATCTCATCTTTGATCTTACCCATTTCATCTTTTGAGTACTTTGGGCGACCGTTGCTTACATTATTGCCATCTTTGTCTTTGCCTTCTTGATCGCCACCGTCTTCACCATTATCGTCCATGTCAAGGTGTTCGTCGAGCATTTCGCCAAGTTGTTTTAAAAACTCTTCGCCGTTCTTTTTTGCATCTTTAAATAGCTTATCGTAAACGTCTTCACTAGACCAACCTTCGTACTGAAAGTCTTGGTAACAGTCAACAATTTTAGGTGATGTTCCAATGCGATCACGCACTAGCAAATTATTAACAATATAGTCTGCGGCAATATTGTAAAGCATAGGATTACGATCTTCACGCCGTCCTAAGTGATCAAATACACAATGTAAAATTTCATGTGCAACCACAAATTCAATTTCTTTATTATCCATTGCATTAAAGAATTGAGTGTTGTAATAAAGGTTGCGTCCGTCTACTGCGGCAGTACCTAACCAATCATCTGCGGCTAAAATTTTAAGACGTGTTGCCATATTGCCAAAGAAAGGATGGCGTAGAAGCAACCCTACTCGTGCAACAATAATACGATCGAGTACAGTTTTACGCATTTCCACAAGAGCGTCTTCTGTAATATTAGGATCTGGCTCCCAATTTTTAAGTTTACTCTGAGTTTTACTTGCAGACATCTGCATAGCTACATACTGTGGTAAAAAATCTAACATTTTGCGCCTCTCATTGTTCTAACTTATGTATATATTATAACATATTTACACTAGATGTCAAGAAGAAATGGGCCAATTAAGGCCCATTTTCTGTCATTTATTGTGAAGCAGCCTTAATGTACTTGCCAAAACGGTCGTGGAATTCATCAAAACATTCTACTTCATCTGGATCAATAGGCAATGAATATTTTGTAATTGCCAATTTAACACCCATTACAACTAGCTCAGTTTCAAAATTGTCCATCATAAAACGTAAGAAGTTATTAACCTTGTCATCAAACTTCTTGTCATTTTTATCAGATGCTTCACGAAGTTCGTAGCACAAAGATACAGTCAAAGAGTACATAGCACTAATTTCTTTAGTGTTAAGCTCTTTTACTTTGCCGTCCAAAATATCGCTCGGGTTAGGCATGCTAGACGCAACTTTACGGTGCGCCATAAATTTAACAGCAAGTCCTTCGCCAATGGCACCTGACACAAGGTCTGTCATTGTAGTTTCAGGAAGATTGTCTTCGAGCAACTCGGATACAAAAGACCACGAACGAGGCGTTGCAAAAGAGCGGCTAGGTGACTTAGGATCAAAGTCGTACAAGTCTTTCTTAGCAAAGGTTAAGTAACCTACTACGTCCTTGTGTTGACTGTTGTCTACTGCCCAGCTAAACCAGTCATCAAAGCTAACAGCAAGTTCCAAGTGAATAAAGCGGTTAGCCAACGGAGCAGGCATACGATAAGTAACACCTTTGTCAGCTTCGCGGTTACCTGCCGCAACAATCATAACATTGTCTGGCAG